CGCCAAGCCGGTCCCGGCACCGCTGATGGCGAGCAGCAGCACCCAGATGGCGATGCACGCGATCGCCACCGGCCCTGGCACCGACAAAGAGAAGGCCGAGGCGCTGATGGATAACGCCCAGTTCCAAAGCCAGCTTCAGAAAAGCCCGACCGGCACCACGGCGCAGTATGCCAATCAGTTGCTGGAGACGCTGGGCTACCCGACGATCCCCGGTGTGCCAAAGGCCGAACCTCTGCCGCCTCTGCCGCCACCAAAGCCCGAGGCGATGACGCTCGCGCAGAAAGCCGCAGCAGCGGCACCGCCGACGGCCAAGCACGGCTCGCTGACCGCCAAGCCGCACGTCCAGGTCACCCAGGCGCGCAAGGGACCGCAACTGAGCTTCGCGCTGAAGGCGGAGTCCGAGGCTCGACACCCGTCCAGCACCTCGTCGCCAGAGGCGCTCGAGATCGTGCCGTCAATGAACTCAAGTTTCTGGGCGGAAACGGCGAAGAAGGATCAGGCCGCGTTTTCGTCCTACGGCGGCGGCGGCTATCATATCATCAACGGCGTGCTGCGCGGTCACGACAAGCCGACACCCGAATCGCTGCAAAAGATCGACGCGATGCATGCGATCATGGAAGCGCCAGAGGTTCGCACGACCGGTGACAAGCCGCTGCTGATGGTCAGGGGCGAGGAAATGTCGGATGCCCAGCGCAAGGATATCAAGGATTCACTAGAGAAGGGCGTAGGGACGCACCACTACATGCGCACCGGCTTCTCCTCCGGATCGCTTGGAGGCTCTGAGATATCGCCGGGGATCAAAGCCTCACCGGGCTATAAGGCCGGTGCAAACACGTGGTGGGTATTCACCGTGATGCCCGGCGCCAAGGTGCTCGGGCTGGCTGGTAACGTCGGCCATCACGAGCGCGAGGTCGTGCTGCCACATGGCATCTCGACCGAGATTTATGAAATGTACCATGACGGTCATCGGCACATCATCAAAGCGATCGTGAGGTAACATGGCAGAAGATATCCCAAAGCCACCGTCGACGCCGGAAGAACGGCAGGCGTATGACGATATGCGCGCCACACCCAACGGCATCTTGTTCGACGAAGATGGCAACGTCGTATTCGACTCCTACGCGGATGCCACGGGCAAGCCCGGCTTCAAGACGCGGGCCGAATACGACGCGGCCCAGGCGAGGCTGGAGGCGGCGCTGGCTGAGTATCGAGCGAACAAGCCCAAGGGCTGAGAGAGGTGCGACGAGGGGCGCTGATGGACTGGTGCTCTATGCGCGTATGGCCCCTCGTCGCGTGGGGCTGAACCACTCTGGTGGTCGCGCTAACCTTGGCCCCCCGTGATCTTTACAGCCCATAGCCGCTCGACGCAACCATGAACGTCCTGCCTCCCGTCCACCCCAACCCGGGCATCCGGGTGGGCTACCGCTCCAAGCTTGAGCGGGCGATCGATGCGATGAACAATTCGATCAGCTACTGGCTGGGTGCGCGGTTTAAGGAAAATCCCGTCTCTTCCGCCCGCGTCAGGGACACCCTGCGTGAGCTTGGGCGGAGGTGGCAATCCAACTTCGACGAACTCGCCCCGGATCTGGCCCGCGAGTTCGGCCATACTGCGCTGAACCATACGACGCGCCGGATTCAGCGGATGCTATCGGACGCGGGGTGGACCGTCGAATTCAAACCGACGGTCCCGTTGCAGAACATCATGCGGGCTGCGGTGGCGGAGAATGTGAACCTGATCACCAGTCTCCCCGCCCAGCACCTCCATTCGGTCAACGGCATCGTGTTTCGCGGCGTGATGGCCGGCGGCGACCTCGGGACCATGACGAAGCAGCTACAGCAGCGCGCGGACACAACCCGCGAGCGCGCCGCCTTCATCGCCCGCGACCAGAACTCCAAGCTGACCGCCGTGATCACCCGCGAGCGGCAGCAGCAGGCCGGGATTCAGCAGGCGATCTGGATGCATTCGAGCGCCGGGGTGCATCCGCGACGAGAGCACGTGCTGTTCGCCGCCGGGCGCTGGACCGGCTCGGCCGGCAAGGGGCCGCTCTACGATCCGATCGCTGGCGTTGACTTCGAGAACGGCGAGGGCGTCGTGTGGCCCGGCACCGCCATCAATTGCCGCTGCACCAGCCGCATTCTGCTGCCCGGCTTCGAGACCCGTGCTAGCATGACCACGCCAACCGGGCTTTACGAGAAGTCGATCGAGAGGGCGCGCTGATGGACCAGGATCGAGTGAGCGGCCGCATGCACGAGGAAACCGGTGAGGAAATCCAGTACGAGGAAGTGCTGGCGTCCGGCGAGCCTGTATTCACCACCATGATCACGGACACGAGCGTGCTGGCAACCATGACCATGCACCCGCTCCAGTGGCTCACCTTCGGGCCGTGCAACATCAGGATCAACTGCGCGACCGGCGAGGTGACGATTCCGCCCGACCTCGAGCTATCCGACGCGGCGCGCGCCTTCTGGAATGAAGTGGAACGGATCGGCGGACCGCCCGGCTTCGTGGCGTGATCATCGCCATCCTGACATTCAGCGGCATCCTGGTCATGGCGCTCTGGGCCATCTGGGCCGCATAGCCATCTGGGCCGCTGTGGGGCTGCTGTGGGCCGTCCAGGTCAGCGCGGCGCCCTGTCTGTCACCGAAGGACGATCCAGGCTGTAGCGCCCACCGGGATGGCGGCGGCGGCATGGCGCCCAACAGTCGGGGCTGGCCGCCGGTTGTGCAACCGCCTCCACCGCCGGCACGCGACTGCATGGACGACCATGACGGCAAGCCGAATTGCGTGTTCATGAAAAGGTAACGGCCAGGGATGATAAGATGCACGGGAGATGGCCCATGAGTCCGCTCGCAATAATCCTGATCGTTATCCTGATCCTCGTCATGTTCGGCGGTTTCCATGGTTATCGCTCTGGGTGGTACTCGGGGGGACCGGGTTATTATGGCTATGGGTTCTCTGGCCTTGGGTTGGTGGTGATCATCCTGCTGGTGCTGCTGCTCACAGGCTATCTGTGATCGAGCAACGGAGCACGGAACACTGGCAATGAACGAAGCTGGCAGCCGGTATAACTGGACCGCCGAACGGATCGCGATCCTGCGCAAGCTCTATAAACAGGGCGCCAAAGATGCCGAGATTGCCGACCGGCTGGGCACCACCGAGCGGTCGGTCAACGGCAAGCGGCAACGACTGGGGCTGTACGAACCGAGATCACAGGGGGCGAAGGAATTACACCATGGCGAATTTCACGGCACAGGTGACGACCAGCGGTGATCCAGCGTCGGGCAACTTCGCGATGACGATGACCCAGGTCGCGGACAGCAATCCTCCGGTTGATCCGCCGGGCAATCCTGATCCGCCCAATCCGATCGACCCACCCGAGGACAACTGGACCCAGCCAGCCCTGCCGCCGCAGCCCAGCGTGCAGCCGGGCAGCAGCGGGCGAATCCTGCGGGCCAAAGACTTCGGTGGGATCGCCGCTGCGATGAACGCGGCCAATGACGGCGACACCATCGCCGTGGCCCAGAACGCGCCGCGTGAGCCGTTCGTCATCTCCAAGATCGTGGCGGTCCGCGCTGACCATGTAACGTGGGACTTCCATGACCTTCCGTCTGACCAGCTTGCCTATGGCGGCAAGGGAGCGATTGTGCCGGTGTCGGCTGCCAGCATCATCTCCGGGTTCGACATCTCCGGTGTCGGCCTCGACGACAGCCGCGCCGAACTGCGTGCTGCCGTCCGGGTCGACGCCGACGGCTACTGCACCATCGAGGATTGCCATTTTCACCAGTGCCAGAATGGCGTCGCGGCGGGCAGCTTCAACGCGGTGGTTGAGATCAAGCAGACCCGGCTGATCGGCAACGGGCTCCCTGGCGCCGGCGGCCAGACCCACAATCTGTATATCGGTGATATCAACGAACTGACCCTGACCGATGTCGAAAGCACGGGTCCCGTCGACGCCCACGCCATCAAGTTCCGGGGCTATCGGCTGATCGTCGACGGCGGCTCCTACGAAAGCAAGGTCGGTCGCGCCTTCGACGTGCCCAACGGTGGCAAGTTCACCATCAAGCGCGCCACGCTGACCAAGCCGGCCGACGCCAACGACGGCACCATGATCGGCTACATGTCCGAAGCCCGGACCAGCGGCGAAAGCAACGAGAACACCCTGGAAGGCTGCACCATCAATGCCGGCCGGCAGAGTGGTAATCAGATAGTCACCCAAGGCGGCACCATCACCTTCGCGCCGGACTGCCAGTGGCAGGGCACGCTGACCGTGTCGGGCTCGGGAACGGTGGTCGGCCTGCCCGCGCGATGACTGATCTGTGGGCGTTCGAGAAACCGATGAAAGAACCCGGCGAGGACGGTCAGCCGTGGGGGTTTATTGGCGAGGACGGCGTGTGGCATCGGCTGCCAAAAACGCCGATGTTGCTGAATCAATTAGGGCCGCCACCGTTCGACGTAAAACTGCCGTCGGGCGAGATCCGCCACATCGTGCACGAACCGTTGTTGCTGTAATCGCGGTGCTGATGCTCGCGATCATCATCGGCGTGACGTTCGGGATGATCGCCGGCTGGATACTCGGCAAGTACGGACCGACCCCCTGACGAGATCATGCAGGGTTCAAATCTGTAGCTACATCTGACGCGCCAAGAACTCATTCGACGGGAGTGAGGCGCGGCAGGCGAGCCGGCGGGGCTCTGCGGTGCGTCGTGTGGCCCCCGCCGGCTATGCCCGCACGATCGTCGCTTTCCACCCCAGCCGCTTGAAGCTCTGCCGCAGCTTGTCCTGGTGCTGATTGACGCACCAGCGCAGGATCGGCGCGGCGAAGAAGCATATCCCAGTATCCGGGTCGATCAGGATCGCGGCGCAGAACGCGTGCGGCGCGGGCGCGACCACGCGCACCAGCTTCGCCGCACAGTAAGCCTCTCCAGGAGACATGGATGCCATTCGATGCGCTCCGGCTGGCGCTGGACAAGTCCATGCGCCGCTACGACGAAGATGGCCGGCTGCATGTGGAAGTCAGCCACCTGACCAAGGCGGCGGTCAACCCGTATCGCGGCAACGAGATCCCCGGCTGGCAGGAACTCCGACTTGATCCGGACCGGGTCTACAATCTGTTCCGTCATCCGGCCGAACTGGAAAAAGCGGTCCCCACCTTCAACAACATCCAGTTGCTCGATCAGCACATCCCGATCACCGCCGCCGATGCGCAGCAGCCGCGCGTGGTCGGCTCGACCGGCACCGACGCGACGTGGAATGCACCGTATATCGACAATTCGCTGGTGTTCTGGACCGACGCCGCCAAGGCGATGATCGAAAGCGGCGAGCAACGCGAACTGAGCGCGGCCTATCGCTATGACCCGGTGATGAAGCCCGGTGTCTACATGGGACGTAAATACGACGGCGTGATGACCAACATCCGGGCGAATCACGTTGCACTGGTCGACGCCGGGCGAGCCGGCAGCGACGTCGTGGTTATGGACAGCAAACTGAAGGAGATTGAAATGCCGATGACCGCGCTGGGTGCATACCTCGCCGGGTCTGCCACCGCCTATATCCGGCCGTTGCTGGCGCAGGACTCCAAGTTCCAGGTCACCAGGGAAATCGCGCCTTTGTTCAAGGGCGTCACGGCCAAGAACTGGAAGTCCAAGCGTCCCGCCATCGAGGCCGCGATGGCACGGCTCACCAAGCCGCATCTGGCCGCTGATGCCGAGATCCACATCCACGAGCATATGGATGGTGCCGCCGGTGATCCGGGCGATCCGGATGATGGCGAGGTGATCAAGCCGCTGGACGAAGAGCCCGGCACTGGCGTCGCCGAGACCCCGGTCACCGCCAAGGACGACGATCTCGCGCAGACGGTGCAGCAACTGCTGACCGGCAAGATCGACGACGAAGACTTGGCCATGATCATGCACGCGTTGCAGAACATGGAGCCGCCGCCGCCCAAGCCGGAGCCGGAGGAAAACGGCAATGGTAACGGCAACGGCAATGGCAACGGCGAAGCCGAGGACAACGCCGAAGCCATCGAGAACCTTGGCCTGGAACCGAAACCGAAGGCAGGAGACAGGAAGCCCGCAATGGATCGCAAGATGCAGGTGGCGATGGACGAGGCGGTACGCCGTGCCGTCGCAGCAACCACGGAACGGTTGAACGCGCGCGACGAGGCGCGTGACTTCGTTCGTCCCTGGGTGGGTCCCGTCGCGGTGGCGATGGACAGCGCCGAAGAGATCTACAAGTTCGCGCTGGAGACCCTGGGGCTCGACAGCAACGTCCATCCGTCCGCCTACAAGGCGATCCTGGCGATGGCACCCAAGCCGGGCGACAGCCAGCCGCGCAAGACCATCGCGATGGATGCCGGCGGCAACAAGAAGTACCTCGAGCGATTCCCCAACGCCAACCGCCTGAGCACAAGGCACTGAAGGGAGCAACACAGATGGCGTTTCAGACCACGATCAATGTCACTCAGGCGCCTGCCGTCGAGGGTGACTTCGCGTCGAGCAACCCGCGTCACTCGGTGCCGTCCGTGGAGGGCGGGTTCCGGGCCGGCGCGGGTGGCGTCACCATCGCCCGCTTCGCCTGGGCGGACGTCGCCACCAACACGCTGCTGTTGAATGCCGGTTCGGGGCCGCCCACCGGGTTCATCCACCGCGACATGAACGGGCTCAACTTCAACTACTTCGCCAGCCCGGACTCCACCACCTTCATCATCCCGCCGGGCTTCGGGGTCGGCGAGTGTTTCTCCGGCGGCGACTTCTGGGTGCGCAACACCGGGGCCGGCGCGGTCGCGGTCGGCATGAAGGCGTTCGCCAGCCTCACCACCGGGCAGGTGCAGTTCGCTGCCGCCGGCGCCACGGTGGGTGGCTACGTCGAGACCAAGTGGTTCGCGGAGACGCCCTGTCTGGCGAATGAGCTTTGCAAAATGTCCAGCTTGGCGCTGGGTTAAGGAGAACCGCTATGAACCGCAGTGCCGAGTTTGCCCGCGATGCCGCCCGCCTGGAGCGGGAATGGGGCATCGTCATGCCGTTCGCCATGGACTACATGCCGGACGATCTGTCGCTGGCGATGGACGCCCAGCCACCCCTGGTAACGACACCAAACGCCGGCATTCCGGCGTTCTTCACCCAGCTCATTGATCCCGAGGTGGTGCGTATCCTTCAGGCGCCCAACAAGGGATCGGAGATCCTCGGGGAGCAGAAGAAGGGCTCCTGGGTCGACCAGACCATCTTCATCCCGGTGGTCGAGAACACCGGCGAGGTGTCGACCTACGGTGACTTCAACACCATGGGCCGCGCCGACATCAACGAGATGTGGGAACAGCGGCAGTCCTACCTGTTCCAGGTGATCACCGAATACGGCGATCTCGAGGTCGAGCGCGCGGGTGCGGCTCGCCTGCAACTGGTGTCCGAGAAGCAGCAGTCGGCAGCCAAGACGCTCGACAAGTTTCTGGACCTGACCTACCACTTCGGCATCTCGGGCCTGATGAACTACGGGCTGCTGAACGACCCGTCGCTGCCGGCGGCGATGACGCCCACCACCAAGGCGGCGGGCGGCACCAAGTGGGTGGCGGCCGGGGTGGTGAACGCCACGGCGGCGGAGATCTACGCCGACTTCCAGATGATGTTCACTCAACTGGCCACCGTGTCCAACGGCTACGTCACCGCCGACACCCCGATGATGCTGGTGTATCCGAACAACGTGGCGGGGGCGCTCACTGCGGTGAACAGCTTCGGCATCACCATCCGGGCGTTCATCAAGGAGAGCTTCCCGAACATCGAGTACATCACCGACCCGCGCTATGCGACCGCCAGCGGCAATGTAGTGCAACTGATCGCCGGGGAGTTCGATGGCAACAAGACCGGCTACTGCGCGTTCAACGAGAAGAGCCGCGACCACGCCATTGTCCGGAGCCTGTCCAGCTATGCCCAAAAGCGAACGGGTGGAACTTGGGGGGCTATCATAAGGTACCCCTTGTCATTCAGCCAACTGATCGGCGTTTGACGATATGGCGGCCCTGACTAGCATGGGCCACCATGACTTCATCACCGGAGAGAACTAGGGCTTGGAGACTAGCCAATCCGGAGCGCAAGAAGCTTAGCGACGCCCGTTGGTACGGAAGCGCCTTCAGCGCGTTGCTAAAGGCGACCACATCCGCGCCAGACGTCGGCAGCACTACGCCGACAACAAGGCGGCCTACATCGCGAATGCCTGCAAGCGAGAGGCCGACAAGCTGCGCGCGACCCCGGCCTGGGCTGACTACAAACTGATGCTGGCATTCTACGAGCGCGCGGAAGAGATGACGCGTACGACCGGCATCGAACACCACGTCGATCACATAGTCCCGCTCCGGAGTCGTCGAGTATGCGGCCTACACTCCCACCACAACCTGCAAGTCCTGACGGCGGAACAGAACCTCCGCAAAGGGAACAGGCTATCCGGAGATTGAATCTTATGTCTGGGACGCTCACCGTCGCGTGCAAGGTGCCGAACGGCCTGATGCTTCAGGTGTTCGACTCCGAGGAATACCAGGAGCCCGTCATGACCGGCGGGTACAAGACGGTGAAGCGTGCCAAGCCGCGTGCGTGGCGGCAGAAGCTGAACGGCCCCGCGCGCGCGATCGGTAAGGACACGGCGCACCAGATCATCAATGGGGTCGGCCTGACGCATGGCGTCGACGCCGAGATGTTCGCGTTGTGGCTGGAGCAGAACCGGGACAACGAGTTCGTCACCCTCGGGCACGTGTTCGCGCAAGGTAGGGCGAGCGACGCGATTGCGGCGGCGGCGGAGCGGCGCAAGGACAAGACCGGCCTGGAGCCGATCGATCGTGATGATCTTCCGCCGGAGTTCAAACGCAAGGTCGAAACCGCCGTGGTGTGAAGGAGAGTCCGATGGCGCTTATCAACGTGGCGTCCAACCTGCCGATGGCATTGCAGATGCAGGGCGATCCGCCGGACGTGCACACCGAGCCGGCGGTCGAGGTGATCGCGGGCGAGCGTGCCGTGGAGGTGGTCAGCGGTTTCGGCATCACCCGAGGGGTGGACGAAGCGGTGTTCGACCAGTTCATGGCCAAGCACCAGCAATTCTCCGACTCGGTCCGTAAGGTGACCGACGAGGAAATCGAGAATCTGGGCAAGGTGGATGAAGCCTACGGCTACGAGAAGGGCCTCGAAGCGATCGAGGAAGCGCCGAGTCAGAACGCGCCGACCAATGTTGACGTGCCGCACGTGTCGCAGAACGGCAATGTCCTCAACTGCACCATGGGCAACTGGCGCGGCGAGCCGGACAGCTATGACTACCAGTGGGAGGTCGACGGCGTGGACGTCGGGTCCAATGCCCCGGATTACCCGGTGGCGCCCGGGGACGTCGGCAAGTCCGCGACATGCACCGTGACCGCGACCAACGAGCACGGATCGACCATCGCTCAACCGTCCGTCCCCATCACCGTCGACTAAGCAAAGGAACAGGACAATGGCAGGAGTAATCGTGGCATCGCAGCATCACACGGCGGTGCAGATCTTTGACGTAAACGCGCCGGAAGGCGTGGAGCCGGCCACCGCCGTGATCACTGGCAACCGCGCGCCGGGATCGGTGGAAGGCTATGGGCTGACCTACAACGTGGACGACGCGCTGTTCAACGGCTGGGCGGCGGCGTTTCCCGAGATCAGCAACGGGATGAAGATCACCGACGAGGCCGAGATCGACACGTGGCAGGATGCCGCCAACCACTACGGCTACGAACTGGGCCTCGATCAAGCCGAAGCGGCAAGTGGCGAGGAAGACCCACGGTTTACCGCGATCCAGGAAGCCACGGACGCCGTGAATGAGGCCCGGTCTAAGCTGGTGGAGGACCAACGGCAGGTGATGATAGCGGAAGCCAAACTGGTGCGAGTGAGCGCGCCGGCACCGACGCCGACGCCGGGACGGCCGCCGGCGCAGCCGCCGGAGCACTCGCCCACCGATCATCCGGAACAGCCTCCCGGTCAGCCCGGGCGCAATCCCGAGCATCCCGATCCCCGCCCGCGTCCTCCCGAGGAAACGCCGGATCAGGCTCCACGGCGGACCCCGCCACGGCCCGGTCAGCCACCCGGCCAGCCCGGCCAGACCCCATCGTCGCCACAGCAGCGGCCCGCACAGGCCGGACAGCCTGGACAGCCTGGACAGTCTGGACAGGTTCCGCCGCCGCCCGCACAGCCCGGCCAGCCGCCCTTCCCAGGCCAGCCGGTCTCGCAGCAGCGGCAGGAAGATAGCCGGCCGTGAGTGGCGCCACACCGCCTCCGGTTGGCGTCGTCGTCTTCGACTACGCCACCTGGGTGCTGCGGTTCCCGGAGTTCGCGGCGGTCACCCCGGCGCTCGCCGCGCTCTACTTCGCCGAAGCCGAGCAGTTGCTCGACAACACGGCGTGCAGCCCGGTGAGCAACATGACGCAGCGCACCGTGCTGCTGAACCTGCTGACCGCGCACATTGCCAAGCTGAACGCCACGACCGCTGGCGGTCAGTCAGCCGGCGGCGGGCTGGTCGGACCGATCACCAGCGCCAGCGAGGGCAGCGTGTCGGTCAGCACCTCGATTCCGCTGTCGCCCGGCAGTTCGCAGGTCTGGTACGCCCAGACCCCGTACGGCATGACCTACTGGGCGATGACCGCGTCGTTCCGGCAGGCGCGCTACTACGTGCGGGCGTGGCAGCCGTTCCGTGAGGTGCCATGGCCTTACTCGGTAGCCCCATGGGCGCGGGGATATTGAGATGGCGGCGGTCAACCGGGTGACACGGAAGAAGGCCGCCAAGCAGCCGCTGGACGAGGTGGCGAAGGCGCCCATGGCCATCGTCAAGGTCGGCTTCCTGGGCGGCGCCACCTATCCAGACGGCACCAGCGTGGCGATGGTCGCGGCGGTCAACGAGTTCGGTGCGCCGTCCCGGGGCCAGCCGCCGCGCCCGTTCTTCCGCAACATGATCGCTGATCAGTCGCCTACCTGGGGCGCCAAGGCGGCGGCGATCCTGAAGACCAACGGCGGCGACGTGAAGGCCACGCTGGACGTGCTGGGCCAGGAGATCCAGGGTCGGCTGATCCAGAGCATCAACACGCTGACCGAGCCGCCGCTGGCCGCGTCCACCATCGCGCGCAAGGGCTTCGACAAGCCGCTGATCGACACCTCGCTGATGGTGAAGTCGGTGAGCTACGAGGTGACCGAGCGGTGAATCTGCATCAGATCGCCTCCGGCGCCATCGGCATCGTCAACCCGTTCGTCACCATCACCATGGCGCGCGCGTCGGGCACCTACACGACGCAGCCGGATGGCACGCGGGTGCCGGACTACGTGCTGCGCTCCGGGCCAGCCCAGGTGCAGGATCTGAGCACCGAGCAACTGAAGCTGTTCGAGGGGATGAACATCTCCGGACTGAAGAAGAAGATCTACCTGAACGGCTCATGGGCCAGCACTGTGCGCGCGGATGCGCGCGGTGGGGACCTGTTCTATTTCGGGGGCGCGGAATGGCTGGCGGTCAATATCCTCGAGGGCTGGCCGGACTGGTCCTGCGTCCTCGTGACCATGCAGTCGCCCCGGCCACCGCCGCAGCCGGGCGATCCGATCATCATCGGCAGCGGCGCGATCGGGGAACAGTCCGTCGGATGATGTGCGAGTTCGGGCACGTCACTCCGGTTCCCGGGGACTGTCCGATCTGCGCCCGCCGCCGCAAGCACGCCCGCCGCGCACTCGCCTGGATGGAGAAACAGCATGCCGCTCACGGACAAGGGCGTCGAGATCAAGAAGAACATGGAGGAGCAGTACGGCAAGGAGAAGGGCGAGAGGGTATTCTACGCCAGCAAGACCAAGGGGACGATCAGCGGGGTTGATCGCGCGATCGTCTCCACGTATCGGGGCATGAGCGGCGACCAGCAACCTCCCCTGGTCACGACGCCGAACGCGGGCCTTCCCGCCGGTCTGACGCGCGAAGAAGACGACGAAGACTGACCTGAGTCATGGCCGCCCTGATCGACCTGACCGACACCGTTATCCTGACGGCGGTGCGGATGATGCTGCTTCAGGTGGTGCCGTCCGGGGTCGAGGTGTTGCGCGCCCAGGTCAACCGGGTCGCGGAGCCGAACGGCCTGGACTTCATCATGATGACGCCGCTGCGCCGGGAGCGACTGTCCACCAACATAGATCAGGACCAGGACATCATCATCGAGGCCGAGATCGATGGCACGCTGATGATCGTGTCGACGCTCAATGTCGGCAGCCTGTCGCCCGGCCAGATGCTGTTCAGCCCCGATCTGGTCGCTGGCACGATCATCGTGGCGCAGACCGGCGGCTCGTTGGGCGGTGTCGGCACCTACACGGTCACACCGTCGCAGACCGTGGCCGCCGGCACGTCGCTCTATGCCGGGCTGCATCGGATGCAGCAGGGCACCGAGATCACCTATCAACTGGACATCCACGGGCCTGCGTCTGCCGAGACCGCGCAGGCGGTGACCACGGTGGCGCGAGATAGCTGGGCCTGCTCGCTGCTGGCGCCCTACGGCATCCAGCCACTGTACGCCGACGAGCCCCGGCAGATGCCGTTCATCAATGCCGAAAGCCAGTTTGAGGACCGCTACGTGGTCGAGCTTTGCGTGCAGGCCAACCCGATCGTCGGCATGCCGCAGCAATTCGCCGACGATCTGGAGATCACCACCATCCCGGTGGAAAACAACCCGATGCCATGGCCGCCATGGCTGATCCCCGAACCTTGAACAGGAGCCGCCGATGTCTGGAACCAACTCGATTCCGGCCTCACAGATCGTCAGCATCACGCCGTCTGTCCTGTCGGCCGGCGGGGTCGGGCTGGATCTCGTGGGACTGGTGCTCACCAACGCCACCCAGGTCCCGGTTGGGGAGGTGTTGAGCTTCCCCGATCAGGCCAGCGTGGCGGCGTTCTTCGGCTCCAATTCCCAGGAAGCCGGATTGGCCCGCACCTACTTCCTGTCCTACGACACCTCGAGCATGAAGCCCGGCCAGATGCTGTTCACGCAGTACAACCAGCAGCCGGTTGGGGCATGGTCGCGCGGCGCCACGCTGGCCGGGATGACCATCTCGCAATTACAGGCGATCCCTGCCGGCACCTTCACGGTCATGATCGACGGGGTGTCCACGACCTCTGGCACGGTCTCCCTGGCATCGGCCACCTCATTCACCGTGGCCGGGCAACTGATGAGCAACGCGCTGGCCGGGCTGTATGGTCCCAACACCGCAAGCTTCACCGGCGTGCTGGCCACCGGCACCCTGACCGTGAGTGCGATCGCGGCCGGCGGCACCATCAAGATCGGTGATCAAGTCGAGGGCGCCGGCATCGCCACGCCCACCTACGTTGTGTCCCAGTCCGCCGGCAACACGGGCGGCAACGGCGTGTACCAGACTTCCGGCACCCTGACGGTGGCATCCGAGCCGATGACCACGCAGACCCCGGTGGTGCACTACGATCCGGTATCCCAGGCGTTCGTCACGGTGTCCGCCACCACAGGGCAAGCCTCTTCGAGCATCGAGGCGCCCACCGGGCCGATCGCGGTGGCGCTGCACATGGACCAACCCTCCGGGGCGATCACAAGCCAGGGCGCGGACCCGGCGGTGCCGGCGGCCTTCATGGACGGCGTGGTGGCCTATACCGAGAACTGGGCATCGTTCATGACGGCGTTCGATCCGGACGGCGGCACCGGCAATGCCGTGAAGCAGGAATTCGCCGCCTGGGTCAACGGCACGGTGGACAACTACCTTTACGTGGCCTGGGATGCCGACCCGGCGCCGACCCAGACGCAGAATGCATCGCAGAGTCTGGGTGCCATCCTGGCGGCCAGCAATTCCTCTGGCACCGCGCCGATCTGGTCCGCGCTGCAAGGCCCCACGCAGGCGGCGTTCATCATGGGCTGCGTGGCCAGTTTCGACTACACGATGTTCAACGGCCGCACCACGGTCGCGTTCCGCCAGCAGACCGGGCTCGGCGCGGATGTGACCAATGGGGTGGTGGCGAAGAACCTGGAAGCGAACGGTTATCTTTACTATGGCTCGTGGAAAACGGCCAATGATCAGTTCACCTTCGCCTATCCTGGCAACGTGTCCGGTCCGTTCGCCTGGATCGACAGCTACGTCAATTCGATCTGGCTGACCAACCAGTTCCAGTTGGCACTCATGGTGCTGCTGATGAACACCCGGTCGATCCCCTACAACGATGCCGGCTACACGCTGATAAAAGCGGGATGCATGGATGTGATTATCCAGGCCGGCAACTTCGGGGTGTATCGCTCCGGTGTCACGCTGTCGCAGGCGCAGGCGGCGGAGGTGAACGGGCAGGCCGGCGCCAACATCGCGCCGATCCTGTTTGCCCAGGGCTGGTACTTGAAGGTCTGGGATGCCAACCCGCAGGTGCGCGCGGTGCGCGGCAGCCCGCCCATCACGTTCTGGTTCATGGATGGGCAGTCTGTGCAGCGCATCCACCTGAACAGCGTCAACATCCAGTAGCAGCGCGCTCGCCAGCACCCCTAGAACCGGAGGTAATCCTCATGGCTACTTTGACCGCTGCGAATGCGGTGATCATGCTCGCCGTCTCGTCGCTGTTCGATGTGCCGCAACAGCTTCAGGGTTTTGCGGCCGATGACGTGTTCACCACCGAGATCACCACCCCGGTCGAGACCCTCATGGGCGTGGATGGGGTGCTGTCCGGCGGCTGGGTGGCCACGCCAAAAGTGCAGACGATCTCGCTGCAATCCGACAGCCTATCCAACTTGATCTTCGAGCAGTGGTACAACTCGCAGGAGCAGGCACGCGAGACCTTCATCGCCAACGCCAACGTCACCCTGATGGCGGTGAACCAGACCTACGTGCTGCTGCGCGGGTTCTTGACAGGATATCCGCCGATGCCAGACGCTCGCCGCATCCTGCAACCACGCCGCTACCGGATCACCTGGGGCAGCATCATCGGGACGCCTGTCTGATCTCATGGCACGCCAGACCCTGGTAGTGACGATCGCATCGGACGGCCGCGACCACGGCAAGATCTTCCACATCAAGGAGATGCCCGCCTCGCAAGCCGAGAACTGGGCGATGCGGCTGCTGATGGCACTGGCGCGCGGCAACGTGGACGTGCCAGAGGGGTTCTTTGGCATGGGCTGGCAGGCCATTGCCCTGCTCGGCATTCGCGGCCTGGGTGGCGTGCCGTGGAACGACGCCAAGCCGCTGATGGACGAGATGATGGCGTGCATCAGCTTCCAGCCGGGCAGCAATCCGTCGGTGCTGCGACCATTGATCGAGGACGATATCGAAGAGGTGCGGACCCGCCTGAAGCTGCGGGAGGATTGGATCAGCCTGCACCTGGGTTTTTCGTTGAGAGACAGGCTGTCGACCTCGATCGCGGAGTCATCGAGGACGGACCCACCTACGCCGAATATCGAAACATCCCCCGGACAATTGCCTCACTGATCTCGCCCAATGTGCGGCTGGCCACGCTGCACGAGTTGGACACGGTGTATGGCGTGCGCGACCTCTACATGATGCTCGAGGTGGTGCAGGTCGATCGCCACAACGACTGGCTGGCCACCGAGTGGGCCAAACAGCAGCACGAATAGGAGGTCGTCATCCCTACGGTCATTGACGAACTCCTGGTAACGGTTGGGATCGACGCCACCGCTGTCACTACAGGCAGCCAGCAGACATCCGCCGCAACGGCTCGGATAGAAAGGGACTTTGAGTCCCTTGCCACTGCGGTGGCGCGGCGTACCAAGGCGATGAACGATGCGGTCGCGGCCAGCATCGAGGACTTAGGCCGCCGCACCGAAGAAGGCACCAAGCGCACCGGTCGCTCGATCGAAGGAGCGTTCAAACCCGCCACCGAGACCATCCGTGGGCTGCGCAACGAGTTCCTGGCACTGATCGGGCTGTCGAGCCTGTCGGTCGCCGGGCTCGAGCGCATGTTCACCTCGATCTCGTCCACCACGGCGGAGTTGGGCCGCAACGCGGCGGCGGTCGGGGCGTCGGCGCAGAGCCTGTATGGCTGGCAGGGTGTGGCGCGCGCCTTTGGCGGCAGCGCGCAGGACGCCACGTCCAGTATCGGCTCACTGACCTCCGCGTTCGCGCGGCTGCGTCAGTTCGGCGAGATCGACCCGGTGATCGGCGCCTACCAGAGCTTCCTTCACCGGGCGATCGGCGCCAACGAAGACCCGCAACGGCTGATGCAAGAGGCGCTGCACCGCCTCGACACCTCCGGGATGTCCATGCCGGAGCGGCTGGCCTGGGGCCAGAAGCTCAATATCGCCGCGCCGCTGATCCAGGCCACGCCACAACAGCGGGATTACATCCGCACCAAGGAACAAAGCTGGGCACCGAGCGACGAAGAGATCAAGCGCTTTAACGACTTCAACATCGCGGCCGAACTGGCGCACAGCGTCATCACCTCGACCTGGGAGAAGATCGCCGGCCAGTTGGCACCAGCGGTCACCGATCTGGTCAACCGATTCGCCCAATGGGTGGAGAAGAACCAGGGCTGGATCGCGCAGAAGATCCCGGAGGTGATCGAGGCGATCTGGAACGGCATGAAGACGCTGGCCGGATGGATACAAAAGGCCGTCGACTACATGGGCGGCTGGGAGAACCTGATCACCGCCGTCGGCGCGGCGTTCATCGCCTGGAAGACCGTCGGCGTGATCCAGGTGATAGCGAGCTTGGCGGCATCGCTGCTCGGCATCGTCGGCACGCTGGGTTCGATCCCGGCGCTCGCGGTCGCGGCGGCAGCCGCGCTGGCGTACGTGTTCGAGGGCAACAAGGCGCAGCAGGGCGAGATCGTGGCCGCCGCCAAGGCCAAGGGCCTGACTGCGCATACCGATATGATCGAGGGCCTGCAACGGGAACTGCACGGCAAGAAAGCTTTCTACTTCACCAACGACGCGACCGGCGCAGAGGTGCCTTGGGAGGAAGGGCTCAAGACCATCGGGGTCGACCCGAAGACCGGCATGGGCTTTGCCGGGCCACGCGACTTCCTGGGCACCGGACTGGCTGGCGCCACCTCCGGACGTGACGCCGCGATAGCCGCTGCCACGGGCGGCGGTGGAGGCGGTGGCGGCGGTGGCGGTGCGGAAACCAGCACCGCGCAACCATCCGACTCCATGCGGATTGCGCACGACTACTACCGCAGCAAGGGATGGACCGAGGATCAGACCGCCGGCATCCTGGGTTATCTGCGCGGCGAAAGCGGCGCCAACCTCAACATCAACGCATTCAACCCGGCTGGCGGTGGTCAGGGCGCGCAGGGCATCGCGCAATGGCGTGGCGCACGCATCGATGCGTTCCGGCGTATCTACGGCCATGACCCACGTGGCGCGCCGCTGCAAGAGCAACTGGAATTCGTCCAGCATGAGTTCGAGACCAGCGAGGCCGGCGCGGCTGCGCGGCTGCGTGGTTCGACCTCGGCATACGATGCCGGCGGCAACGTGGTGCAATACTTCGGCCGCCCGTTGCCACAGGACGTGGCGTCGGAACGCGCACGGCGGGGTGGCTTCGCGCAGGGCTTGGCGGGGAGATTCGGCCCCGGCGGCGCTGGCGCTCCGGCTAGTTCGACGGCGGCCCCGCGCGGCCTCGGTCCGCTGCCGCCGTCCACCCTCCCGGCGGATTTCTTCAACCTGCCCGGACCGGTCCCGGTCGGTCACCTCGGGCTGGTGCGCAACCCTGATGGTTCGATCGGCACCCCCGGCGGCGGGTTCGGACGGCACGCCAGCAACGTCGACAACAGCCGGTCATCGTCGAACAACGTGCACATCGCCTCGATCACGGTGAACACCCAGGCCACCGACGCCCACGGGATCGCGCGCGACCTCGGGGCCAAGCTGAGGAAGATGCAGTTCGTGAACGACGCCAACTACGGCTTGGCGTAGCCGATGCCGATCACGCCTGTCCCGGTGCCGCCGTTTCCCTCGGTGCCACCGCAACCCGGTGTGCCGCCGCTGGCGGGCAATGGCTATCAGGCATTCACCCGGACCGTGACCACGGTTGCGGCGCTGGCCTCGGATGTCGGGGTACTGGTCAACCTGTTCAGCGACGCCGCCAAGCAGTGGGGCGTGTTCGATAAGGACTTCAATCCGGTCGCGGTCTGGGACAGCGTGCATTCGGTGGACTACCGGCACGAATACACCATCGCCGATTATCCGATCGAGAAGGGCGGCTTTGAATCCTACAACAAGGTCGCGCATCCCTACGACGCGCGGGTGCGGTTCATCATCAGCGACGGCTCGCAGGGCGGCCTGCTCGGTGGCGCGCTGGGTGGTATCGAGACCACCATAGCGAGCTTCACCGGCGGCAAGTCACCCGGCATGGCGGCGCGCACCGCGCTGCTGTCCGCGCTGGAGGACGCGATCTACTCGCTCGACCTCTACTATGTCATCACGCCGGAGTACACCTACCCGAGCGCCAACCTGACGCACATGGAATACCGCCGGGAGATGCGCGGCGGAGTCAGCCTGATCGCGGTGGATGTGTCGCTCCAGGAGGTGCGGATCGCCACCACCGCGCAGAGCGCCGATGCGATCCAGGACCCGCAGAACTCGACCTCAGAGCCGGCCGCCAATGACGGCTCACCACAGTCCCCGACGGTTTCCAACGCTCCATCCGAGGGGTCCGGGCAGGACAGCCTGCACAGCCCGGCCGCGCCTGACAGCGCCCCGAACGCACCGGCCGCCCCAAACGAGCCCACGGTGCCAATCACGCCGCCAGTGCCGCCAGTGCCCACTGCGCCGCCGCCAGCAGAACTGCCGTCGTTCACCCAGTTCGATGAATACGGGCGCCCGGTGCCGCAGCTAGACACCACGCCCACGGCCGCCGTCTCGCCAGCCCAGACGCCAGCGGCCATGCCGCCGGCCGCAACGACGGCGCCGTATCCACCGGGCATTCAGACCATTTACGTCACCCCCTCCGGTGCCCCGAGCGGGGTGCTGTGAATGAGCGGCACGACCTACTCGACCGGCGCGCTGCGTCAGATCGTGCCGTTGCAGACGGTGCCGGCGCAGGTGCTGAACACCACGCTGAACGGTCAGTACTGCCAGATCAATGTCTACCAGCGGACCACCGGGCTGTTCGTCGACGTCGGGTTGAACGGCCTGCTGGTGGTCGGTGGTATCCTGGCACTCGACCGCAACTGGATCATCCGGGACTTCTATCGCGGCTTCCTGGGTGACATCACGTTCTGGGACAGCCAGGGCACCGAGGACCCTGACTGGACCGGGATCGGCCAGCGCTTCTTCCTGGGCTACTGGCCGCCGGTATGAGCGATCATCCTCGCTCCAACCGGGCAGTCCCACCAGACACGCCCGGGGCGCCGGATTTCTCGATTACCAACCAGCCGACCCCAAAGGTCACACTACCGCCGCCTACGCCATCGCCGGTCCCGGCGCCCGCCGCCCAGCCGCAGCCGATCTTCGCCCGCCGCAAGATCGACGTCACCTTCACGCTCGGCACCGGCAAGTTCACCGAGACCAATTCCTCCACCATCAAGGTCACCGGACTGCGCTGCTCGGTGTCGATCGCCGAAGCCGGCATGACCGGCGCCAAGGCCCACGTCATGGTGTGGGGCCTTACCTTCGATCAGATGAACAAGCTGTCCACCCTCGGGCTGCAATATGCCGGCCCGCTGTTCAACATGATCGCGGTGGATGCCGGCGACGATGACAGCGGCATGACCCGTGTGTTCGAGGGCCAGATGACCGACGGCTACCTGGACGGCGCAGCGCAGCCGGCGGTGGCGTTCCAGCTTACCGCCACGTCCTCCAAGCCCAATGACATGAAGCCGGTGCCGCCGACCTCCGCGAAAGGCCCGGTGGATGTGGCCGGGCAGATGAAGATCTTCGCGCAACAGGCCGGGCTGAAGTTCGAGAACGCCGGGGTCACCGGGGTGCATCCGACGATCTACCTGCCGGGCACGCTGGGCGAGCAGATGAAGAGCTTCGCCCGGCACGCCAACATCGCCATGACCATCCGCAACGGCACCCTGCGCATCACCCCAAAGACGGGGCCGCCAGTGCCTACCGGGGGCATCCCGCTGGTGTCGCCCGGCACCGGCATGGTCGGCTACCCGGCCTTCGCCTCCAACGCCATCAAGGGGGTCAGTGTGTTCAACCCGCTGATCCGCTGCCAGGACTGGATCAAGATCGACAGCAGCCTGAAGGCCGCGTGCGGGCAGTGGCGGATCATCGAGCTTGGCATCGAGTTGGAATCGCAGCGGCCCAACGGCTCGTGGTTTTCCAGCTTCACCGCCACCCGCGAAGTACTGCGACCTGGGACAGGGACATCATGAGCGGCCAGCAAGGCTATCGCGACGATTACACCACGAACGACGAACACAATGCGCTCGAGTTCATGATCCAAAAGTATATCGGCAAGATGGCGACCAACACCGTGGTCAAGGTGGTCGGGGTCACCAACAACGGGGAAGTGTCCCCGGTCGGCCGGATCGACGTGATGCCGATGGTCCATCAGATCGACCCGGACGGCAACGCCACGCCGCACGGCACCATCTACAGCGTGCCCTACCATCGCCACGGCGGGGGCAGCAACGGCATCATCATGGACCCGAAGGTCGGCGACGTCGGCATCCTGGCCCATGCCAGCCGGGACATCACCGGCGTGCTGGCCACCCGCGACTTCGCGGTGCCGCAGTCGCGGCGCCACTGCGACTGGCAGGACGCGATCTACGTCGGCCAGACGCTCAACCTGCAACCGACCAACTACATCCGGTTCCACGACGGCGGGGTCGATATCGTCAGCCCCGGCACCATCCACATCCAGGCGCCGACCATCACGATCCAGACCGGCAACTGCACGATGGACGCCAGCGGCAACCTGACGGTCCAGGGCGAAGTCACCTCGCAGGTCGGGCCGGTCACGCTCGGCACCCATCACCACCAGGGAGTGCAACCGGGGGCCGGGCAATCAGGACCGCCCGTGCCGGGCACCTGACGCCCCGCTGGGCGGCTTCTGGCGCTTCCCTCTAAACCACTAGCCGCTGGACGCTGGCGGGCGCCCTGCGCCTCCCCAGGGGCATCCAACCGTATGGGAGGCGCCTAATGTCTGGCACTACCTCAGTTCCGAGCCCGACCTGGACTGCGGAAGGACTGCTGCTGCCGACCGAGGCGCAGATCCTCGCCGGGGTGCAGGCTGACATCAACGCGGCGCTGGGCGGCGGGGTCAATCCGGCGCTGGAGACGCCACAAGGGCAGTTGGCGAGTTCCGAGACCGCGATCCTGGCCGACACCAACGACCAGTTCCTGTTCCTGGTGCAGCAGTTCGACCCGGCTTATTCATCCGGCCGCTACCAGGACGCGCTGGGTCGCATCTACTTCCTGTCCCGCAACCCCGCACTCCCCACCACCGTCACCGCACTGTGCACCGGACTGGTCGGCGCGATCATCCCGGCGGGCTCGCTGGCGCGCGCGATCGACGGCAACATGTACCAGAGCCTCGCCGCTGGCACGTTCGGGGTCGGCGGCACGGTCAGCATCGAGTTCCAGTGCACCGTCAACGGACCGATCACCTGTCCGGCCGGGGCGCTGTCGCAGATCTATCAATCGGTGTCGGGCTGGGACAGCATCACCAATCCGGCGGACGGCGTGGTGGGCAACAACGTTGAGACCCGCACCGCGTTCGAGCACCGCCGCCAACAGACCATCGCCGCCAACAGCGTCAGCCTCGTGGCCTCCGTGCAGGGCGCGGTGCTTGAGGTCGACAACGTGCTGGACGCCTATACCACCGAGAACTTCACCGGCAATCCGGTGGTACTGGATGGCGTCACACTGCCGGCGCATTCGCTCTACGTGTGCGCGGCCGGCGGCGCGCCGCAGGATATCGGCGAGGCGATCTGGTCGAAGAAGTCGCTGGGCTGCGCGATGGCCGGCAACACCACGGTGACGGTTACCGACAGCAACAGCGGCTACACCCCGCCCGCGCCCACCTACCAGATCACCTACCAAACCGCCGTGCCCCAGACCTTCGTGATGCAGGTCAACCTCGTCAAAAGCCCCCTGGTCCCGGCCAATGCCGGCACGCTGATCGCCAACGCGGTGCTGGCCGCCTGGGCGGGACTGGACGGCGGCCCCCGCATGCGGATCGGCGCCACGGTCTATGCCAGCCGGTTCTACGCGCCGGTCGCGCTGCTCGGCCCGTGGGCGCAGATCATCGAGATCCAGGTCGGATCATCGGCGCACCCAACCGCCAGCTTCACCGCCTCGATCGCCACCAACCAATTGACCGTGTCAGCCATTGCCTCGGGCGTCATCGCGGTGGGCACCGTGGTGCAGGGGGTCAGCGTGCCGGACGGCACCGTCGTCACCGCTCTGGGCACCGGCACGGGCGGCACTGGAACCTACACCCTGTCCGTCACGGCTCTTACGGTGGCATCTGAGGCGATGTATGGCGTGACCCCGTCCGGCGACTTCGAGACCGTGGGGATTGCCCATGTGCCGGTGATCAGCGCCGCCAACGTGCTGCTGGTGCTGACCTGATGCGGAACTACCTGCAAACCATCATTAGCGAATACGGCACCTCGCCGTCGATCAATGCGCTGGTCTACTGCATGAACCAGTGGAAGGACCCCACCGCCAACATCAACAACTTTTATGACATGGTGTTCAACATCGCCACCGCCCAAGGCTATGGGCTGGACGTGTGGGGCCGCATCCTGTGCGTGGGGCGGGTGTTGCAGGTCACCCTGTCGGACCCGTGGTTCGGCTTCGAGGAAGCCACGACCCTGAGTGCGTGGCCGTGGAACCAGGGCATCTTCTATAACGGCGAGCCGCTGCTCGGGAATTTTGCCTTGTCCGATGATGGGTTCCGCACGCTGCTGATGGCGAAGGCGGCATTCAACATCTGTCCCGGCAACGCAGAGTCGATCAACCAAATCCTGCTGACTTTGTTCCCCGGCCGTGGCAACGCCTACGTGGTGGACAACCGGGACATGTCGATGACCTACGTGTTCGACTTCACACCCACGCCGGTCGAGATCGCCATCATCCAACAATCCGGGGTGCTGCCGCGTCCGGCCGGCGTCTCGGTGTCCTACACCATTCCGTAACGGCGAGGACCGCGCATGCTGGCTTCCCAGATTCCGCTCAAGGTAAATCAGCCATGGGCGCACAGTGCCGGCGTCAACTACATCCGCCAGCCGCCGCAAGCGTCGCAGATCGGCATCACCGATGGCGCGGCCAGTTTCGCCGACGGCTTTCCGCCGTTGAACTTCCAGCCGATATCCTCCGGCGGTATCCCGCCGTTCGGGCAGGACATGAACGGCCTGCAAAACCAGATCACCGCATGGCTGCGCTGGCAGGCCGCAGGCGGCCCGGTGTGGTATGACAGCGCCTTCCAGAGCGCGATCGGCGGCTACCCAACCGGTGCCAAGGTCATGTCGGGCACCACCGCCAACCTGCTGTGGGTATCCCAGACGGACAACAACCTGACCAACCCGGACGCCAGCGGCGCGGGCTGGACGGTGCCGACGTTTGCCGATCCAGGTCTCGCCGGAATTATCGTCACCGGACCTGGAGGCAGCGGCGCCAACCTCAGACTGACCGGCAACGGAACGACTACGCCGATCAAAACCATCCGCGCGGCGAACGGCAACTTCTCGGTGGTCAACAACGCTTATTCAGCCGAGATCCTGAGCCTCACCGACGCCGGCACCCTGACGGTCCCGGGCAACTTCACCGCCACCAACGTCACCGCCAACGCCACGCTGACCGGCGCCACGGTGAATTCCAACGGCAACCTCAACGCCAATGGCAACGGCAGCGTGGGCGGGCAATTGGTGGTCGGCACCGGCCTTTATGCCGGCACCTATTTCAGCCCGAACATCTTCAACGGCCGGGAGTGGAACTTCAGCGTCGACACTAACACCGGCACCAAGTACCAGACCTACCGCGCCGGCGGCTGGTATGATGCCTGGAACGGCCAGGGCGGGGGGCGCTCTTGGAACACGCCGGGCGGCGCGATGACGCTCGACGGCAGTGGCAACCTCAATACGTATGGCAACGTCACCGGGCTCACGCTCGCCTCCAACAATGGCAACGTCACCGCCAACAACGGCCGGCTGCGCGCCGCCTATGGCGCCACCGGCAGCGGTGACAGCAATGCCGCGACCCTGCTCATGGACTTCGTGTTCGCCAACGGCAATCCGCAAGGCTGGCTAAAGCTGCCCAACGGGCTGCTGCTCCAATGGGGACAGGGCTCCACCGTTAACTGGACCCTGATGGCATTCAACATCGCGTTCCCCAACGCATGCATGGCGATCTGGTGCACCGAGGGCGCGGCGCCCGGCACGTGGCAAGGCCCCACGCCAACGGTTCACGCCGGCAGTCAGGCAGGCCCTGCCAACTTCATCCACTGGACCTACAACTGGAATGGCAGTTCCTGGATCAATTCCAACAACACCTGCTACTGGCTGGCGATAGGATGGTGAGCAGATGCCGCAATACGCACAGATCAATCCGTCGGACCCTGACCGCCACGTGATCGGCTGGTACGACACCGACCTGCTTGACTACCCAACCCTGCCGCCGTCGGAAGCCATGTTCCAGGTCACCGAAGCCGAGTGGGAAGGCCGCATGGCGAACACCGCCGGCTGGGCGGTGGATGCCTCCGGCCGCCTGATCGAGCACGCCGCGCAGCCGCTCGAGCCGCCAACCCTCGCCGACCATGCGTATATGGCGCTGAACCAGCCGGCGACGATCGAGTGTGCCTCGATGCCGGAACTCAACGCCAACTACAGCGTGACCGACGAGGCGCGCACCCGCATGAGCAGCGTGGTGGGCCTCTACAACGCCACCGGACGGCTGTCCCGCGCCGGCGACAGCATCGAGTGGGTCGACGTCGCTGGCAGTGTCTATACGTGGCCGGCGGCACAGTTCCTGAACTTCGTGGAGGCGGTCACGACTTACACCCACGAACTGACTCTGATCATGTCGACCAACACCGGCACCCTGCCGTCCAACGTGCTGGCGATCCCGTGAAGACGCTGCTGCTCGATCCGGTGACGTGGGATCTCTGCCTCGATGCCAACGGCAACCTCGCGGTGGCGTCCGATCCCTACAGCGTGGCGCAGGACGTGGCCTCGGCGTGCCGGCTGTTCATCGGGGAGCTTTGGTTCAACACCACCAAGGGCATCCGGTATTTCGAGGACATCCTGGGCAAACGGCCGCCGCTAAGCCTGATCAAGGCGGCGCTCAACAACGCGGCGCTGACGGTGCCCACGGTGGCCACCGCGCAGAGCTTCATCCAGGCCAACAACGACCGTGAGGTGACCGGGCAGGTGCAGGTCACCACCACCACGGGCGGCACGGTGCTGGTGACGTTCCCGCTGGTCGGACAGGGGCGCTTCATCATCGGCGTGAGCGGAATCGGCCAGGGAGCAGTGTGATGCCCGACAACAGTTCGCCCGGCTGGTATTTCTCCCAGGTTCCGAGCACGAACCAGTGGAACGCGAGCTACGCGGTCAAGGTGGACGCCACCAACGGCTATGCAGCCAATCTGCTGGTGGATGGCCTGCTGCTCGACCACGATCCGCTGGGGCCGATGGAAGCCGTCACCCGCCAGTATGTCGACAGCCATGGCGGCGGCGGCGCTGGCGGCGCTGGCGTCACGATTGGCGACTTGCCGCCGGTCTCGCCTTCCATTGGGCAACTCTGGTTCGACGGGGTCGGGTCTCAGTTATATCTTTATTACGACGATCCCGACTCGTCGCAATGGATACCGGTGGTCAACCAAAGTTCCAATCTGGCGAGCGGCGGGTACTTACAACTGGCCGGTGGTAGCATGACCGGCGCTTTGGTGCTGGCGGCTGATCCGACCACCGCATTAGAAGCGGCGACCAAGCACTACGTCGATACTAGTGCCAGCGCCGGTATTCCTGAGGCGCCGACCGATGGCCAGAACTATACGCGGCGTGGTTCTGATGCGTCATGGCAGGTAGCTGGAACGGGCGTCACTTCGTGGAACAACCGCACCGGTGCGGTAACCTTGCTGTTGACTGATGTGACCGGGGTGGGCGGGGCGCCGATCACCTCGCCCAACTTCGCCGGAACGCCATCGGCGCCTACGCCGACTGCGGGCGATAGTACGACCAAGCTCGCGACCACGGCCTTTGTCGCCACGGCGATAGGGTCCATGGCGCCCGTGGTGACGCAGTGGAACGGTCGGACGGGCGCGGTCACGTTGCAGCTTACCGATGTGACCTCGGTGGGAGGGGCGCCGCTCGCATCGCCCACGTTCACCGGCACGCCAGCGGGGCCGACACCTACGGCGGGCGATTCCAGCACGCGGCTGGCGACCACTTCGTTTGTCACGGGAGCGATCACGGCAATTCCGGCGCCGCCGGCCGCGTCAAGCACGGTGCCGCTGATGAACGGCGCGGCAGCGGTAGGCGTGGGGACCGCATGGGCGCGGGGCGATCATGTGCATCCGACCGACACGACGCGGGCGCCGCTGGCCTCGCCAGCTTTCACGGGAAGCCCGACTGCGCAGACACTCACTTTGTCTGCGGCCAGTGGCAACACTAATTTGTACCTCTACAACGCTGGACGTAATTGGGCCGTGATCGCCGCCACTGACGGCACGTTCTATCCCGCTTTTGACGTAACCGGCGGGGCTGCACGTCTGTATATCACCCCGGCCGGTGCTGGCGTATTTACGGGCGCTCTGTCGTGCGCCGGATTTACCGCCACTGGCTCAATCGTACTGAACGGTTTCACCGAGGTTAATAATAATGTGCAAATCGACGGTCAGGGCGTACGTTACAACCAATGGGGAGCGAACCTCCATGCGCAGTATTGGAACGGGAGCACCCTTACCGCCGTTGTGGATGGAACGTACGTTGGTAATTATCAGTTTACCTCGTGCGACGTTCGGTTGAAGGAGAACGTCACGCCGGCACTGGACGGCGCCCTGGCCTCGCTTATGCAGATGCCGATTTACGCCTATGACCGCATCAACCCGGTCAACGGGGACGCCACGCCGATCGACTACGGCATGATCGCCGATGAACTTATCGGGCTGGCAGACGATTGCGTGACCGTGCCCGATGATCCCGCCATGTGGAAGGGGATCGACCTGTTGTCGCTCACGGCGCGGACGGTCAAAGGGGTGCAGGAACTCACCACGGCCAACGCCACCTTGCGGGAGCGGACCGAGGCGCTCGAGGCTCGGCTGGCCGCATGGGACGCGTGGCTACGGCAGCAAACAGGGTGAGCAGAGAGGTGGCCTGAATCATGCCGTTTGATTTTCCCTCCTCGCCCAGTGTCGGCGACATCGCCAACGGTGCCGGTGGCATCCAGTGGCGCTGGGACGGCACAAAGTGGGTGGCGATCGCGACGGGAGGACCGTTCGTCGCGTTGGCCGGCGACACCATGACCGGGCCGCTGACGCTCGCAGCGGACCCCGCCACGGCGTTGCAGGCGGCGACCAAGAACTACGTCGACACGCACGTGCCCACGGGTGGGCCGTTCCTGCCGCTTAGCGGTGGGGCGCTCACGAACACCCTGACGATCAGTGCGCCGGCTAATTGGACCCAATACAACTACGCGAACGACTTGGTCCTCACCTCGCAAGGCACCACCTCCGGTCAGGGCACTCTGACGTTCGCCAGCAATTCGGCCAATTCAACCTATCGCAATACCAACTTCTCGTTCATCCGTTATGGCAACGCGCTTTATGCGTCGACGATCGACGCTACGTCGCTCACAGAAACCGATCTGATGTATTGGACCACGACCGGCACTGTTTTTATGGCGAACGTTGCTTTAACCACCAGTGCCACTCTCACTCTGGCTGTTGATCCGACTACTAACATGCAGGCCGCCACCAAGCAGTACGTGGACGCCCATGCGGGCGGTGGTGGCAGCCCTGGTCCTGCTGGCTCGCAGCTTGAGCAGTTTGTAGACCTTTCCGGCTTAGCGACTGCCGACATTCAGGTTCCGACCTGGGCCATGGCCGCCGAGATCAGCGGCTTTGCTTACTTCGCCGCCTTTACCTGGATGTCACTGCGAGTCTCGTTCGACGGCACGACGTTCAACGCAGGTGCGAGTGACTACCAGAATGTTGGTGCGGAGCACGCTACCGGCACCGATGGCTGGACGACGCTCGCCCTTTCGGCAACCGATGGCATGTATCTTACGATCAGTGGCGACGATCCGACCCTGCCGCAGAGTTTCAACGCAGAGTTTAATGTGACGCGACCGGCCGCGACACAACTCTTCCACCTCAAGACCTATGCCCGGCAGTACACGGCAAGCAATCCGGCGCGTCTGTATCGCGGCGCGTGGTTGACCTGCTATCCGAATGCCAACCTTTCGACCGCACTTGCCATCAAGGCACTGCGCCTTCTCGCCCCCAGCGCAACCTTTGCTGCGGGATCGTGGATTCGGGTGCGCTGGCTCGGCGACATTTCAAAGATGCCGGCCGGCATTCCCGAGGCGCCGACCGATGGGCAGAGTTATACGCGGCGTGGTTCTGATGCGTCATGGCAGGTAGCTGGAACGGGCGGCGCATCCGGCGTCTCGTCGTTCAACACGCGGACCGGCGCGGTGACGCTGACGCTGGCCGATGTCACCGGCGTGGGCGGCGCGCCGCTGGCCTCGCCTGCGTTCACCGGCACGCCGTCGCTGCCAACCGGCACCACCGGGATCACCCAGACCGCCGGCAACAGCACCACCGCGCTGGCCACCACTGCGTTCGTGACGACGGCGCTTGGCGGTGCCACCGGCGGTGCCACCGTCGGCGATGTCGCGCCCGCTTCGCCGTCGCAGGGCGCGCTGTGGTGGGACAGCATCGGTGGCCAGATGTATGTGCGCTACGTCGACGCCAATTCCAGCCAGTGGGTGATCGCCAATTCCCAGGCGCCCGGGGTGCCCGACGCGCCCAACGATGCCAACACCTATGCCAGACACGCGGCGGCGTGGGTCGCCTCGCCCACCAATGCCTCCGTCGCGGCGGCCGTGGCGCCGGCACTCAACGCGGTCGGACGCAACCTGCTGCACAATGGGCTGATGAACGTAACGCAGCGCGGGGCTGGGCCGTGGACTACTGTGGGAACGCCAGTATATACAGCGGACAGATGGGGTGTCTTCGCCTCAGCGGGTTCCACGCAATCTACATCAGTTAGTGTGACTACTACTGGCAATCAGACTGATATTGGCGATGAAGCGGCGGCTAAGACACTTGTCTTGCAATTCACTGGAACGGCCACGGCAGGTTCAATCGTAGAGTATTTCCAACGCATCGAAGGCGTGCGTAGGCTTTCGAATAAGACAGTTACCGTGAGCCTATGGGGGTGGACGGCAAGCGGCACACTTAATATGGGCATCTCACTCGACCAGTCATTTGGCACAGGCGGTTCGCCCTCGGCGAATGTGACTGGCACACCGCAGATAGTAACATTATCAACGACGGCGCAGCGTCGGTCAGCAACATTTACGCTGCCTTCCGTAGCAGGCAAAACGCTGGGAACGAATGGTGACGACTATGTTCAACTGTGTCTCTACGTGTCTGGCGCAACGGGTGGTGTGGCATCGCCGGTAGGCGTGCAGAGCGGCACGATCGGTATCTGGGGCGTGCAACTCGAACTCGGCCCCACCGCGACGCCGCTGGAGAAGCTGGACCCGCGCATCGATCTTGCGAATGCGCAACGGTTTTATCAGACCGTTGTTGGGTATCTGCTCTCTTACGCCACTGCTGGCCAACAGGTTGGAACGTCGGTGGTTCTGCCGGTCGTGATGCGAGGAACACCTACTGTTACTCCGTCAGGGAGTAATAGTGGAGGTAACACGGGAGCGATAACGTATTTTCCGACGAGTTCCCAACTCTTTACCTCAGCCATTGTCACCGTGACTGGGGGCGCCAGTTGGAATGTGCCGCTTACGCTCTCAGCGGACCTCTGACCATGGCGCTCGATTTCCCCGCCAGCCCGACCAACGGCCAGACCTTCGCCGGTCCCGGCGGTGTTGTGTATCAGTGGGATGGGTCGAAATGGATCGTGCTGCCCGGCAGCGGCGGCGGCGCGATGCTGCCGATCACCGGCGGCACCCTCCAAGGCCCGCTGATCCTGGCCGCCGATCCGCTGCCGACCGCGCCGCTCGGCGCCGCCACCAAGCAATACGCCGATGCGGGCGTTGCGTCAGCGGAACATAACGTCGGGCGGTCGTATATACACAACGGGCTGTTCAATGTACAGCAGCGTGGCACGGGTGCATGGACCACCAACGGGATTTATACGGCGGACCGATGGATCACGACATTTGGCGCAGGCGACGCAAACAGCGTGGCCATTGTAGCGGTTGCCGATAGTAATCGCGCCCAGATCGGCGACGAAGCGGCACAGTCTATGCTGTTAAACCAGTTCACTGGTGCATCGGGCGCGGCAAATTATGTGTTATTAATTCAATCGATCGAGAACGTGCGGCGGCTGGCCAATAAGACCGTAACGGTATCGTTCTTTGCTGTGGCCAGCGCCGCCGGCATGAAAATTGGTGTTTCGCTGGATCAGAGTTTCGGGACAGGTGGATCACCGTCGGCAGCGGTGCTGGGCAACGGTCAGGCGGTTACGCTCACCACTGCGTTCGCCCGCTACAGCCTTACCTTCACGCTACCATCTATTGCCGGCAAGACGTTGGGAACCAACGGCAACGATGCGACAGGGCTTGATTTGTGGCTGTCTTCCGGCAGCAACTTCGCAGCGCGTTCCGGCAACGTCGGGGTGCAGTCCGGCAACATCTGGCTTTGGGGCATCCAACTCGAACTCGGTGCCGCCGCGACGCCGCTGGAGAAGTTGGACCCGCGTGTCGACCTTGCGAATGCGCAACGGTTTTATCAGAGTTATTCAGCGCCTCCGCTGCGTGGATCAGCCTCTCCATCCGTAGCTACGGTCAGCCGGATGGGTATGCTGCTGCCGGTGCCTATGCGAGCCATCCCCTCCGTTGCGATTACCGCACCAATAGGCGTGTATAACGGCAGCCAGGCAAACACGATAACGTCCATAGCCGCCAATTATAGCACTAACTTTGCGATAGAAATTGACGGTGTCACTTCTGCCGCCTGGGGCGCTCAAGTGGGGGCTATATATCCAGCGATGGCTTACCAAGGTGGCGGCGGCACACTGACCGCCTCGGCGGACCTCTGAGATGGCACAATCATGAGCAGCAACAGCACACCGGGATGGTATGACCAGAAGGTCCCGACCACGGCGGAGTGGAACGCCAGCTATGCCGTGAAGGTGGACGCCACCAACGGCTACGCGGCTAACCTGTTCGTCGACGGGCTTCTACTCGACCACATGCCGATCGGTCCCGACGAAGCCGCCACCAAAGCCTATGTCGATCAGCAGACCGGCAGCGGCAGCGGGTTCATCCCGGAAGCCCCGATCGACACGAGCACCTACGGGCGGCTGAACCAAACCTGGAATGCGGTGCTGCCGATTACCGGCGGATCTCTGACCGGCTCGCTGACCCTGGCCGGCGATCCCACCGCTGCGCTCATGGCGGCGACCAAGGGCTACGCCGACCTGAAGCTCGCCCTGACCGGTGGCACCTTGACCGGGCCGCTGCTCTTGGCGGCTGATCCCGTCGCCGCGATGCAGCCCGCAACCAAGCAGTACGTGGACACCAAGGCGCCGCTCGGTGGCCCTTACATGCCACTAAGCGGCGGCACCGCAACCGGTCTGATCAATGCACCCTATCTCGCCGCGACCGCCAGCCTGGGCGGAACACAGTGGGGCGCCCAGGGCGCCTACATCGGCTGGAATTACAACACCGGCACCGGATTCAACGGTGGCACCGACTTCATCAATTCGCACGGCTTAGGTTCCGGTGGCTTTGCTTGGTATGACACCGTATCAGGCAGTGGCGCGACGCCGGTCCTGCTGATGTTCATCCGCGCCTCCACGGGCGTGCTCACGGTGAATGCGGGGGCGAATTTCGGCGGCCCGGTAGGACTTCCCGCCGATCCCTCGACCGCGCTCCAGGCCGTCACCAAGCAGTACGTCGATAATCACGCGCCGCTCGGTGGCCCTTACCTCGCGTTGACCGGCGGGACGCTTGCCGGCGCCCTGACCCTGGCTGCTGATCCTGCCGGGGCGCTCCAGCCGGTCACCCTGCAATACTACAACGCGCACCTCCCGACAGTGCCGGTTGGGTCCAGCACGCCGCCAATCATGGACGGCGCGGCTGCGGTGGGCGTAGGCCCGACCTGGGCGCGCGCTGATCACGTTCATCCGTCCGATACCTCGCGGCTGGCCTTGACCGGTGGCACCCTGACCGGGCCGCTGATCCAGGCCGCCGATCCGGTCGCCGCGCTCGGCACCGCCACCAAGCAATACGTTGACCTCAAGGCCCCGCTGGCGTCGCCCGCCCTGACGGGCACTCCGACCGCGCCAACCGCCGTTGCGGGCACCTCCAACACGCAGATCGCCACCACCGCGTTCGTGCTGGGCTCGGTCGCCGCCAGCGGCATCACCTATGATGCCCGGGGCAATGTCGGGTTCCACTTCACCCCGCCGGCCGATGCCGCGACCTACGGGACCGCCGGCAGTTGGCTGTTCTTCTGGGGCATGACCACCGCCAACTTCGCCTCGAACCTCTACTACGACGGCACCGGGTGGCGGTATCTCACGGCAGCGGAAGGCTGGATCACGCAACAGTTGCCGGGGAGTGTGATATGGGAGCACGCACCATCCGGTGCGGCCGGTGCAGCCGCCACCGTGACCAGCCTGATGTCGCTGAACAGCGCCGGCAACCTGAGCGCGACGGGAACCATCACCGCCGCCAGCACCGTCTCCGGCTCCAACATCCATACCGGCGGCACCTCCGACGCCGGCTACATCCATTCCACCGGCAACATCCAGGCTGACGGCGCGTTTACTGGCGGTTCGGTCTCCGTCACCGGTAATGTCGTCTCGACCCAGAACTCCCTGATCGGCGCCTGGATACACTCCACCGGGAGCATCCAGATCGACACCAGCGCGACCATCAACAACGACTGCTCCGTCGGCGGCCGGGTCTATTGCGGCAGCATCATGAACCAAGGCGGCGTGATGTATGTCGCCGGCAACTATGCCTACTACTTCAATCGCAACAGCGGCAACGGTGTCTGGCAGATCGTCGACAACAATAACCTGATTCTCTCGGTTGATCCCGGCGGCAACACCAATGTTTCCGGCACCATTCAGGCCACCGGGTTTTATATGCGGCAGGACAATTCCTTTTGGTTCGGCTACGGCGGCAACGGCAAGCTGTTCCAGTTCCAGGGCGGCTGGTATTGGGAATGGTTTTCTGCCAACGGCTTTCTCCGTTGGATCGCAGGGAGCAGCGAATTTCTCTACATGATGCCGGGCTCATGGGTCATCAGCAATTCAAACGGCCCGATGGGCGGCCATGGCCCCTACCAGGATTATTCCGATGAACGGATCAAGGAGGACGTCCAGCCCGCCGGGGTGGGCCTGCCCGAGATCCTCGCGATCGAACCGATCCGCTACATACGCCTGAACGGCGCCAACAAGGAAGCCCGACGGTATGAGATCGGCTTCTCCGCGCAGCAGTTGCGGACCGTGATCCCGGAGGCGGTGTCGGTGTTCGGCATCACCATGCCGGACGGACGGGACAGCACGGAGCACGAAGACCCGCCGCTGGGCGTCGCCACCACGCCGGTCGTCGCGGCACTGGTGAACGCGATGCAGACAATTGCCGCGCGGCTGGACGCTCTTGAGAGCAAACACTGAAAAGGAACCAACATGTCACAGTCAATCGATCCCAACCTCCAGGTCACCATCACCCTCGCGGCCGGGGAGTGGAACGTGGTGCTCGCGGCTCTGGACGAGGCACCGATGCCGAAGCGGATCTCGGCGCCGCTGGCCGGCAAGATCATCGGCGTGGTGACCCAGACCGCCCAGCATATCGGCCCGGAGGAAGCCGAACTCATGCGTCCGCCCGGGCGTCGGCCGCTGCCGGAAGGTCTGCGCGGCAACAACGGCGCTGACGGCGACGGCCGCGCGGCACGCTGATGTCCGGCGCCAATACCAGCCCTGGCTGGGTGCAGGGCGACATCCCCGACAATGCCGAGTGGAACCTCGAGTTCGCCAACAAGGTGGATGCTGCCAACGGCTACGCGGTTGGCCTGACGCTCGACACCCCGACCATCAGCGGCCCGGTCGTCCTGACTGACACGCTGACCTTGGCCGGCGACCCCACCGATGACCTGATGGCAGCCACCAAGCAATACGTGGACGCCGCCATTGCTGCTGCGATTGCGGCGCTAATGACGGCGTGACGATGTGCGCTTTCCCCGCGATATCGACATCCGGAGCGGCGCGTTCTGCCTGTTCGCCTTCGTGGTGGTCACCACCTTCGGCCTGCTGGGGGTGATCGGCATCTCCTGCCGGGTGATGGGCAACCAGGGGTCCTGCTTCTCGCCCGAGGCGATCAGCACGATCCGGGCCTGGGTGGAGAACATGATCGCGGTGCTGCTGGCACTTATGGCAGGCTCACGGTCGCCACCACCGGGACCACCGCCATGAGCTTCATCATCCACGAGCCCGAGCAGTATGTCGGCCGGGTGATCGCCAACGGGCATTGCGTGCGCTTCCTCCAGGAAGCCGGGCGGCTGCCCCACACCAGCCAGTGGCGGCGCGGCGCGCGGGTCAAGAACCTCTCGCTCGCCCGAGGGACCTGCATCGCCACCTTCGACGCGGACGGGCTGTACGCCAACGACACGGCCGGCGCGAGCCATGCGGCGGTGTTCCTCGACCAAGTGAGCGACGGGCTGGTGGTGTATGATTGCTGGGTGGACCAGCCGGTGGCGCAGCGCACGATCCGGTTCAAGGGCGGCAGGGATAAGCCGGTGAACGACGGCGACCAGTATCACGTGATTGAAGTGGCTGCGCCCGAGCGGTTCTGATAGACTGGTCGTCCGGCTGCGGCCACCTCATCCTGGCCGTTCAGCCACCCCGAGATTACCTAGCGCCGCCCCTCCCAACGGGGCGGCGCTTTTTTGATTCAGAGCGCGTGCGGGCGCAACGGGACCTGCCAATCGGCCAGGGCGTGCAGCACCTCGGTCACGGAGTAGCAGATGGCGATCTGCATCCCGGCATCCATCAGCTTGATGAACATCTCGCGCTGACCCTCGATGTGTCGAAGCTGGCCGCGCCGGTTCCGGATGGTGCGGGAGATCGACAGGGTCTCGCCGCGCTTCTTGAGTTCGATCCCGTAGGCCGTCCGGTGCCACACCAGGATGTCCGGGATGCCGCGTTTGAGGCCCATCCGATACAGCTTGACGGCGAACTGAGGCGGCAGGGGCACCGAGCCGGCCGGGAAGGTCGTCCAGACGGCTGGCGGGAGTAGCAGGTGGTCGAGGGCCTTCGCCACGGCCTCGTGCAGCGCGGTCTCCGGTGCGATCGGCTCGGTGAGGCGGAAGCGGGCGGGCATCCGCTAATGATGCGGCGTCAGCTTCTGCCGGGCCACCATCGCGCGCAGGGCCACGTCCGCGTCCCGTTGGGCTTGTGGCTGCGGCTGCACCGCCAGCGCCGCGTACGGCGCTGTGGTGGCTGTGGCGGCTGGCTGGGCGACCTCTGGCTTCGGTGCCAGGACCTCGGTCCGGGCCGGCTGCGGCGGGTTCATGGAGGGGTCATACCGAACCGAGAAAACGGCGACGCCAAAGAGCACGATCACGATCGCCACCGTGACGCCGAGACCGATGGCGATCCGGGACATCCAGTCGGTCCAGTCGAGTGCCGCCGCCGCTGGCGCGGACGGTGACGGTGACGGTGGGACGAATTCGATTCCGAACATCTTGGTCAGATCGGTGTCCGGCGCCAGACGCTTGGCTGGCGCTGCCCACGCGCCAGCCATCGCCTTCGCTATTAACTCAGCATGAAGGTCGGCCTGGGCCTGGGCCTGTTTCCTGACGGCGGCCCGAAGCAGAAACGGCTTGGCCAGCATGAAGACGAAGAACAGGCCGAAGCCGAATATCAGCGCTTGCGGCGCGTAGGGGCCGAACATCCAGGCAGCGCCGAGCACCAGGAGCACGGGAACGAACAGCGCGCGCGCCAGAACGATGACGCATACGGCCAGGATAATGCCACCAGCGATGATGATCATGGGATTGCCACGCAGTAATCGCCACCGGTCCAACTACCGATGTTGGCGATGCATGCAAACACGTGCCCCTGCGGATCGATGAAAGAGGTGTTAACGGTGCCACCGAGCACATCAGGGGAGCCGATCATTCTCCAGCCCGGCTGCATCGCATACGGGTAGATGGTCTTTGACCCATACTTGAATGATCCCGCTGGCGCGACAGGCTTAGCGGCCGGAGGGCACATCGCACCGGTATCGCCGCAGGGCGTCCAGCCAGCCCGCTGCATGGCCTGTGTGCAGGCGGCCACCGTGGTTGTAGTAGGCCCGACCGGGCAGGCGGTGGTGAGCGGCGCGGTGACCGGGCCGGTATAGGTCCGGTCGCTGACCTGGGCGTGCGCGCCGCCGGCAAGCAGCGTGGCTGCGACCAGGGCGTGGGCGGCGAGCGAGACGAGCAGCTTGGCGGAGAAGGTCATCGGGGGTGTCCTCGTGTGGGTTTCTCTACGCCCACATATAGGACACGTTGTCCTATTACGCAAGGGAATTCGTGTAGGCCAGACAGCAAAAAGGGCACCACTCGCCGTGGTGCCCTGTCAGCTTCGTTCCAGGTTAGCGGGCGGCGGCCGGTGCCAGGACCATCGGCGCCCCGCTGGCCACCAACGGCTGCTGGGTGCAGCGCTGCGCTGACAGTGCCGCAAGGTACTGGTCGCGCGACTCCAGGGCGTGCCGGTCCTTCCCGGCGCCATCTTGGAAGTCCATGAGGAACAGCGCCGGCCAGAACAGCACCGCGCCGACCACGCCAGCCGCGACGTTCTGCCCGCGCTTGCCGTCTTCCTCTTTCGAGAGGTCGGCTTCGCGGGTCGAGTTGCCGGCGATCTCGGCAGTTAGTGCGGCGCAGTCCTTGGCCGCGTCCATCGGCTGGACCACGGCGATCTGCTGCGGCGGTCGTCCGGCGCAGGCGGAGATGGTGAGTGTAGCCGCCAACAGGGCGGGCAAGATTCTGTGGGTCATCGGTGTGTCCTTGGTGTGGGTTTCAACAACCCACATATAGGACACGGTGTCCTATTTCGCAAGAGAATTCGTGAAGGCCAGCACCGGTTTCATGTCCCCGTCGTCCCAGTAGAGCGCGCCGGTCTCGCCCACCCGACAGGTCGGGCCGACCATGAAGACCGACTCCTTGTAGGGTGCCTTGACGATCTCTGGCAGCTTGGCGAGTGCCGCCTCGCGGGCTTCATGGATGTTCTCGCCTTCGCCCCAGGCGAGCGGGAGGATGCAGATGTAACGGTTCATGGTGTGGTCCTTGTGGTTGAAATGCAGTCATCCCCGCCAGATCGCTCTGGCGGGGACTTCGGGGCTGGTTCGTCATGGCTTTCGCTGGAATTTTGGCCCCTAACTTTTACGCCGCGATGGCGAGCACCTCGCCCTTCCCTGACGCCGTGGCGATCTCCCGCCACTGGGACTGAGGGAGATCGATGATGGTGCCGCCTAGCCGCTCGAACGCGCTCGCACGGTCATAGTCGGCGATGTCCTCCGCCGTGCGGGTCACGGCATTGAACAGCCCCATGCGGGTCAGGTCACCGCCCTTGATCAGATTCGCGAGCACCGAGCCCCGCTCACCATCGTTGAGGGTGAACTTCCGCGCGGCGAATTCCACCACCTTGACCGGATCTGCCTCGATCGGCTGCTCTGCCGTCACCGCGATCCTGGCAAGCTGCGCCTCAAACTTGGCTTCGTCGAAGGCACCGCGCACCACGTCGCCGACCTGGGCGAAGATGGCGTCGTTGGTCAGTCGGCGGGTCTCGTCCGACAGAAGGTGCATAATATCGTCACCCATGAGCTTCGTCCCGGTGTGGCGGCGCTTCATGCTCGCCTGGGAGAATACCGCGAGATTGGTGCAGGCACGGGTCCACACGCCTGTCTCCACAGAAAGCTGACCGAAGCCGACCTCGGAGTTCGACAGCACCAGCGCAGGCACACACGTGTCGAAAATCGTATGCGAGCCGTCGCCCATCTTGCGGCCGGTGGGGATGTCGCGGTTGATCGAGTGGTCAACGCACTTGATGTAGAGCCGACGCTCGGTCAGTTCGCAGCTAATGATCTCGAGCTTCAGGTCCATCAGCACCGGCAGCGCCGCTTCGGCGAGGTCGATATTCTCGAGCGGGCGAAAGCTGTCAGAGAGGAACGCGCGGGCGGTGCCGTCCATGGTGCGGACGAGGCGCTTGGCGTTGGCGGCCTGCATCCACGTGTTGACGTTCATGGCCAGCAGGCCCGGCTGGTCGCTGCGCATCCGGTCGTAATAGGCCGCCGGGATGCCGGCGAACGCGCCGATCTGGTTGTGGGCGATCTCGTTGACGCTAAAGCCGTCATTGCCGACCCGCAGACGGGGCGCGCGGTCTTCGGCCTGATACATGCTGATCGCGTTGGTGGGCGCGACCATGTCGCGTTTGGCGTTAGCCTGCCGCTCGATCTCGGCCGCAAGCTCGGTGAGGGTCTTACCGGTTTTCATGTGTGTGTTTCCTTGGGTGCGGGTTGTGTGGTCTGCTTCGTGTTGATCCAGCCCATCTTCCAGCAATGCGGCTTGGCGAGGTTAAATGCCTCGCCTTTCTTGTAGGCTGCCGCGCCCTGCCGGTAATCGATGTAATCCTGCTTGGTCATCACCCGACCTACATAGGACAACGTGTCCTGTCCGTCAAGATGTTTTTCTCCCCTTGCCGGCTTTAATCGAGCGGCGCATTGTGGCTCGCACGTTCTTCATCACGCGGTGTTCGTCGGAAGGCGTGGCGCCGGAATATACCGGATAGGCGGCATCAGGGTGGCGGAACACCACGTGCCCGCCGGGTCCGACCGCGCCGGTCCAGCCATCTTTACTCAACTCGCGGATCATCTTGTTGGTGGACATCCTCGGTCTCCTTGGAGATCAGCCGGTAGCCGGCGCGGTATGACGCGCGCGCGAAGGCGAGGGTGCAGTCCGGATTGCAGAACGGTTTCGAGGCGGTCCAGTAGGTCTCGCCGTCCCATTCGCTGAACCGCCAGACGTGCCGATCCGGGCGGTTGGTGTAGCCAACCGATACCACCTGCTGATTGCTGTGGCGGCGACAGTCGGCGATCGAGCGCAGCGGCGCCTCGGGCGCCACCTCGCGGCTGTAAGTGCTGTGCTCGAGTTGGCGATGCCTGCGGTCGAGCCACCCTCGGTCGATCACCCACACGGTGCGGGTGAGCTTCGCCAGCGGCTTGCCGCAGGTCGGGCAGCACGGGCGGGTCATCGCCCGTCCCTCCGGTAGTCGGCGATGATCGCCTCGGCCTCGTCCTCGGTGCAGAGCGGCCCAGGCCCCGAGGTGGCGGTGCGCGCATCCGGCCACAGCGTCGGCTCCGGCTGGTCGTCCGCCCACCGCGCCGGGCGCCGGATCAGCCCTTTGCCCCAGCGCATCATCGTGCCCCAGACCTCGAGGTACGCGTCGTGGCGATCGTCCTCGGTGACGCTGTCCTTGAAGTTGGTGTAGTCGATCCGGTCGACCTCGTCGGCCAGCGCGGCCTTCACCCGCTTGGTCAGCACGATGGCGCGGAAGGCATAGTCCCTGCCGGGCGTGGGGTGCGCCCTGGCGCCGGGGAACACTTTCTCGATGTCACCGTCGCGACGGGCGCGCACCAGCCGCACACGGGGCCTCCCGGGCACCGCGACGATCGACAGAAAACTGTCGTTCAGCATGATCCACATGGCTAGCGTCCTTGCATCCATTCGTCGTTGATTCGGTCGAGCACGTCATTCAGTGGTGGGGTGTACCAGTGCGAGGCGTTGGCTAGCATTTCGACCGACAACGCCAGCACCCCAGGGCTATCCTTCCCGGCGCGGACGCGCTGGGCGAGGATCAGCAGCATGTTTTCAAGGCAGTGCATCAGAGTCCTTTCGTTGGTATCTCGCGGCGCAACAGGCGCAGCACCTTGTCGCGCTGCTTGCGCAGCGCCTGCCGCTCGGCCAGGGTCACCGCAGCTTTCGGATCAGCGACCAGACGCCGGCAATACCTGAGCACCGCGTTGCCGAGTTCCGCTTCGGCCCACGCACGCAGATCCCGAGCGGGCGGCGCGGGGCTGGCGGGGCTGGTGGGGCTGGGACGGGTGCGGGCAACGACTGCGGACAGCATCCGGCAGTCGTCACAGATCCGACTGGGTCGTCCGGCTTGCTGGCCGCACCGCTCGCACACGCCGGACGTGTGCAGGTCCCACATCAGCGCGGCTCCTCGGTGTCTTCTGGTTCAGGGTCGTCTATGTGCTCCCACCGCTCGTCGCGGCAGTTGGGACAGGCATAGAAGGCGTAGCGCCCGTCCTCATGGCACTCGGGTTGCGCCGACAGCCCGCTCCCGCAGGTGCAGCGCATCGGTCAGCGCTCCTGCACGAGGTAGAAGAACCGCACCGGCTTGTTGGGGTGGTTCCTCTCGCGGGTGAGACGGAGCGCCTCGCTGGTGGCTTCGTCTCGATCGGTCCAGAGCGCGATGGTGCCGTCACGCTTCAGCCAAGCCTCGCGAGGGCCGGTGCGGCCCCCGCTCACTTCACACCAGATCCCGTAGATCATCACACCACCTCGCAGGCCAGGGCCTTGGTGGCCTTGGCGCCCCAGGGCAGGCCCCAGTTCGCGGCGCAGTCCGGGCCGTAGCCGACCGCCTTGCTGTCCGGATGCGTCAGCGTCTTGGCGCAGAAGCAGCACTGGCCGGTGGTCAGGCCGTAGGCAGCGGCGACGCCGACCGGATCGGCGGCGAAGGCGACCAGGGTCTTGGTGATTATCGCCACCTTCTCGGTGGTCAGCCGCTTGCCGCCGGGCTGGTACACGCCGTTGACGGTGATGCGGCCGAACCACTCGTTGCGGCCGTCGGCCTGCTTCACGGTGCCGGTCACGTTGATGGAGCCGGGCACCTTGGCCTGCGCGCCAGCAACCGAGATCCGCAGCTTCTCGCCCGTCTCGGTGGCGAGCAGCAGCGCCGGGAACTTGCCCTTGGCGCTGGTGACCAGGGCGACGATCGGGGCGATGTCGCCCACGATCACGTTGGCCGGGATGGCCTCGGTGCCGGTGGCGCGGGCGGCGAGCTTGCCGACCCAATACATCTGCTTCTCGGACAGGCTGCCCTTGTTGGCGAACTGCGCGACCAAGGAAGCAGCGAACGACTGGTCCTTGGCGGGGAGTTTAGCGAGGTTGTCGGCGAGGGTGGCGATCTGGGCTTGCATTGCGGTGTCTCCTGGTTTCTCTCTGCGCTCAGATATAGGACAAGATGTCCCACTAGGCAAGAGAAATCGTAAAGACGCCGCTAGTTAAATTCGGGCCAGTTCAGCACGTGCGGATGGTTCTGGATCAGCCGGATCAGCAGCCCAGCGAACGGCGGCACCTCGGCACCCGGCCGCTCCCATCGGCGCCATGTTCGCATGTCGACGCCCAGCAGCTTGCCGGCATCGGCCTGGGTCAGTTCGCGTTCGAGGCGGAACGCCTTGATCTGCGCTGGTGTCATCGGTCGCATGGTGGCACATATGGGACATCGTGTCCCGTATGTCTAGTGGCCGGACCGATATGGGTTGCGGCAGCCCTGGCACATCCAGTTGTTCCGCCGGTCGACGCACTGGAACGGCCGGCGGCAACACAGGCACAGCCGCTCGAACGCGGCTGGCCGGTCGGCCGGCTCGAGCTTCGGCACGGTCTGCGGCTTCGGCGCTGGCGGCGGGCGTGGTGGTGCCGGGTTCAGCAGATGCCGGGAGCGCGCCTCGCAGCCACCGGGGGTCCGGCCGGGCACCAGCTTGCTGATCGCGAGCCAATCGGGTGTGCGGGCGGCGATGCGATACGGCGCCATGGCATCAAACAGCGCGGCATCCTCGGTGGGCGTCCATGGTCCGGTCGGCCGGCGCAGCACCTTGAGCGTCTGAACCTTCACGGTTCGTCGAACGTCGGGCCACCATGCTCGACCTCGTACGGCTCCTCCTCGTCCCGCTCGCCCAGGGGAAGCTCGGCTTCCGGAGGTGCGGCGGCCTTGGTGCGCGGCTTCCGCCGTCCACTGGTCACGATCTCATAATCAGCGTCGATCTTGCCGTTGTAGCCGGCCAGCGAGGCGAGATAGCGGTTCCAGCCGCCAAGCAGATCGGTGACCGCTTTGGTCTGTTCCGTGGGATCGTCCGGCAGCGGCGCGGTCAGTGAAGAACGGAAAACCTTCGGCAACTCCGACTCCCTTCGTTAAGGCGCTGGGCCGGCTTGCGGTCATCCGCCGGTCCTCGGGGAGGGCTTTTGCAAACCCAAGACCCAAGGGGTAAGGCGATCGAGCGACGGCCGACCCAGCGCGCACAACTTGCGCTAACTCACTGTGCGCGTCAACGGCTATCTTTACGAAAACGCTTGCGCCCGGCGGAAACTTGGAATAAGTTAGCGGCATGATCAATCTGAAACAACGCGCTTTGTGGGTTCGCGTCTATCGCAACCGGAAGCAGAAAGACATGGCGGTGGCGCTCAACGTCACGGAGCCGGAGGTGTCGGTATGGATACATCGGAAACGCCCGGTGCCGCGCCGCTATGTGAAGGCATTCGCCGAGCTTCTCGAAATTCCCCAGAAGGAACTGCCGCCGCCATGCTGACGCAGATACCCCCGGCGGACGAACTGGCGGACGTGCGCGCCCGGATCAAGATGCTCGAGGAGCGCGAGGTCGAACTGCGCAATCTGCTGATCGGCGACCCGTCCGCGCGCACCGGCAACCACTACCTCGTCGAGGTGCGCGAGGTCGAGACCAAGCGGACCGATCTGAAGGAGCTTCGTGCGATGTATCCGGATCTGGTCGAGGAATACACTTATCCCGTCAAGACCACGCGCGTCGATCTGAAGGGCATCACCGAGGACGGTGAGATCGTGTCGCTGCGATCCAAGGCGACCAAGGTTGAAGGGACACCACAATGAGCACCACCAACAACGGCAGCGGCGGCCCGATCGTGCCGTCCGATAAAGCCTTTATGAATTTCATCGAGCGCGCGGCGCTTGATCCGAACTTCGACGCCGAAAAGTTCAAGATGCTCGTGGACCTGCAAGAGCGGGTAGAGGACCGACAGGACAAGCGCGAGTTCAACGACGCGATGAACCGGGCGCAGGCGGAGATCGCGCCGATCCTGAAGGACGCGACGAACAGCTTCCTCCAGGCGCGCTACGCCACGCTCGCGGCGATCGACGCCGTCGCACGGCCGATCTACACCGCCCATGGCTTCTCCATGCGCTTCAACTCGGGCGTGCCGTCTGCGCCCGGGCTGATCCGGCTCGTGTGCACCGTCGCGCACAGCAGCGGGCATTCCGAGGATTACTGGCTGGAAATCCCGCCCGACAGCGCGGGCAGCAGCGGCACCAAGAACAAGACCGGGATTCAGGCGGTCGGATCGTCGGTGACCTATCTGCGGCGCTACCTGACCTGCCAGATCTGGAATATTCAAACCGGCGATGACGATGACGGCGAGGGCTCGCGCGATCGGCCGCCACCACGCACCGGAACGGCCGGCAAGGGCACCACCACCCAGACCAAACGCGGCCCCGATCCGCTGGACGAGCAGAATGGCACGCTCTGGCTGAAGAACCTCATGGCCGGGCTGGCGCAGGCGCAGACCGTCGCGGGGATCGACCTGATGCGCAACCACTGGAGCGTCGCGACGGCACTGGAGAAGGCGCCGACGCTGATCCGGAGCCAGATCGAGTCCGCCTTCGAGGCGGCTTACAAACGGCTCAAAGGCAACGGCGCGGCCTCCACCACCCCAGCCACGGGCGGACCGTCACTGCCGGACGATCGGGCGTATCAGGGCGTGGCCGGTGCCGACGTCGAGGGCGGCGAGACCGACGAATTCACCGAGTATGACGCGATGCTCAACGAGGTTGAGGGGTTCGACCTGATCACGCTGGGCACCCTGCCCACCAACGCGGCGTGGCGTGGCCGGCTGCGGGCGCTGCTGCCGGATCAGATCGACTCGATCAACGACGCGATCGCCCGCCGCACCGGCACGCTGCGCGCGCGCCAGCAGGGCTGAACCAGATCGGGGCCAGTGCATGGTCGAACACCACAGAAGCATAGCCCCGTAGGGGCGGCCGAAGGCCATAGGGATGCCGATCGCCACAGAGCGAGTGCCAGACGCCGCCCCACCCTTTTCACCGAGGACACCATGGACGCTAAATTCCAGATCGCCTTCCAGATCGATCGCGACTTCGCCGAGACCTGCATCAAGCGGGCCGGCGAACTGGCGCCGATGTTCGTGGTGCACAGCCGCGACGGCTCCATCGTGCCGATGATCGTGGCCGGCTTCGGCGATAATCGTGACGGCGCCTACCAGATGGCCACCGTGGCCTGCATTGCTTACGACGCCGTCGCGGTCAGCATGATCGCCGAATCCTGGATGGCGCGCGAGGACAAACACGACCCCTCCGGCCTGTCACCCGGGCAGCGCGAGAATAAGCGCGAGGTGGTCGCGGTCAGCTTCGCCGCGCGTGACACCAAGTTGATGTCGATCCGCGAGATCCTGCGCGCCGCCGATGGCACCATCAGCGGCCTGGGCGACGAACTGGTCACCGCAGCCGCCCACACCGAGGGGCGGCTCTACAGCGTGCTGCCGACGATACGCCCGACCAAGGCGCAGATCCGCACCGCCCGCGCCATGCTCGATGCGTGCGGCGAACGTGTCGCGATGGGGCGCGTCTGATGCCGTCCCAACTCCACATGCGCCTGGAAGACTTGGTGGCGCTCGACGATGACGCCAGCGAGGCGATGCTGCGCACCATGGCCGACTGGCCGAAGCCCACGGTGCAGCAGGTACGCCACGCCATCCTGGACAGCCGGATGATCGTGCCGTCGGAGCAGGGTGACGAGCACCGGCCGTTTTTCACCTCGCTGCCCGAGGCGTTCGAGCGGGCGGTGAAGGAAGGCAAGCTGTTCGACCTTGGCCACCTTCCGAATGCGGTAATCAAGAGCGAGGCGAAGCGTGGCGGCGAACTGCTGGCCGCCGGCCATATCGGCCACCCCTACCAGTCGCCCTACTGCCTGTACCATACCTGGGAAGGTGGCGGTTCGCTGTATCTGGTCGACGCGTCGGACTGGCACGCGATGTCGAAGGGCCGGATGAAGCCCAACACCTTCCTGGTGTGTGAGGCGCAGGGCCTGACGGTGGCCGGCCAGGGCCAGTTGCTGCTGGGCGATTCCGCGATGATCGAGATCAGCCCCGACTACGCCGGCTGGAGCGGCAAGCTGGTCAAGTCAGCCGCGCACCGCGCGCTCGAGGTCAGCGGCCTGCCTAAACCCACGGAGCGGGAATCGATCTGCAACCTCGTCGACCCGGTGGCGGCGATGCTGCTGCTGCTCGCCACCGACGGTGTCGCGGTGGACAAGATCGAGATGCCATTCAAGCTCAACCGCACACGGGCGAAGAACGGCAAGCCACACATTCCGCCGTACTGGGCGGTGCGCGCCGAGCACTACGTGACGGCACTGGGCCAGCGCGGCAAGCCTGGGCTTGCCCTGGGTGGCCACCACGCCTCGCCACGGCCGCATCTGCGCCGGGGCCACATCCGCCACCTCCAGAGCGGCAGCACCGTGTGGATCAAAGATGCTTTGGTGATGCTCAAAGAGGGCCAGGAGATCGACGCCGATCTGGGCCGCAACTTTTATCAGCAAAGGGACCGCAAATGACTGACGAGCCCACCGGCTGGCACGACAGCGTGCGCAACGACGGCACCAGGATCGAGGCGGCCGGCATCGGCCAGTACATGGTGATCGGACCCAAGGCGGCCTGGACGCTGCGTGCATGTCCCTGTTGCGACAAACCGTTCGCCACCCCGCGCAACGCCATGCTGGTCGCCGACGCGGTGTTCCCGCTGCAACCGCCGGGCGTCGACGCTGGCCGGGTGTTCCCGGCATGACCTGGGTGATCGTGGTGGTGGTGTGGACTCTGGTAGCGCTCGGGCTGGCGTTGCTGGCCGGCGCGTTTATCCGGTGGGGCGCGCAATGACCTACTGGTCGATCTACGGCACGCTGGCCGCCGTGTGGATCGGTATGGCGGCGGCGCTGATCACTATCATCATCCGTTCGGAGGACTGAGCATGTGGTTTTTCATGGTTCTCCTGATCGCCTGGATCGGCGTGTTGGTCGGGCTGGCCAAATTCATCAAATGGGGAGAGGGGTAAGTAATGAACGTGCATGTGCAATTCGCCTTGGCGCATCCGGTGTTCGACCCGGAGACCCAGATCCTCACCGGGCATTACTGGAAGGCCATGCGGGATGTGTCCGCATGTTTGACTTGCAACATCGGAATGGAATGACACCGCTACGCGGCCGGTCGCCCGCTCTGGCACCTCTCCCTTGCGGTGCACGATATGGAGCGCAAACGACCGGTTCCGGTGCTCAGTTTGAGCCCATCGCGGATGCGGAGACTGGAAGCCTTGCGCGATCAGGTCATGTTCCACACCGGCACCGACGAGCCGTGGGTCACCGATCCGGCGGAAGAGGTGGAGGCCGAGACCGGCCGCCCGCTGGTGGCGATGCACTGGCGCAAGCCATTGAGCATCGAGGAGATCACGCAGATGGCGCCGACGCCTGAGGTGCGCGAGCGGAAGGGACGACCGTGACCAGGGCCGAACTTATTGCCGATCTACAAGCGGCCGTCAGAGCCCTGGAACCGCCGTTTCTGGAGCCGCCGTTCCTGGCGCTGCCGGAGCATGGTTTTACAACGGAGAACTTAGCTTATCGTCGCGGCGCCAGAGACGCCTACACCAAGGTCTTGGTGGTGCTCATGGAACCGGAAGGGACGCCATGACGGACGGCGTGTATCGCGAGCGCAGTTGGATGTGCACCCATTGCGGCCACGTGCTGGACGCGTGCGGCACCGACAGCGTCGGCAAACCGCGTCCGCCACGCGACGGCGATATGTCGCTGTGCGTCAACTGCGCCTCGCCTTACACCCGACATGGCGATCACTGGGAGGCAACCACGGCGGAGGAATGGGCGAAGCTGTCGAAGCGGCAGCAGCGCGCGGTGGCCGAGACGGCGGTGGCGTGCCTGATCGCACGTCAGGTGTTCCCGTCGAAGCCACAAACAAGTGGACGCGCTTAGTTTGTCGCTGTAAAGATGACGCGGGGCCATGGAGCAGCCGCTCACCAAGAGAAGATCGCCCCGCACTACGCGACCGAGGGGCCAGAGGTACTCCGAATACCAGCGGGCTACAGCCCCTCGGTCGCACCCATGAACACTGACCCAACGGACGGGCAACTGTGTATACCTTACGCGATTACCAAGCCGAACTGATCGAGGAAGTGCGCGGCGCCTACAAGCGTGTCCGTCGCGTGTTGATGGTGCTGCCGACGGGCGGCGGTAAGACCGTCATATTCGCATACATAACGGAAGGCGCCGCGCAGAAGGGCAACCGAATCTGCATCGTCGCGCATCGTGAAGAGATCGTCGACCAGATCAGCGCCGCCTTGGACGAGATGGGTGTGAGACACGGTCGGATTCAGGCGGGCCACACCATGACGGACGATCCGGTGCAGGTGGCAATGATCCAGACATTGGCACGGCGGCATAACCGGTTCCAACCGCCGGATCTCATTGTCATTGACGAGTGCCACCACGCCGTCGCCAACAGCTATGCGAACGTCACCGCCCTATGCCGGGAGGCACGTATCCTGGGCGTCACGGCGACGCCCGAACGGCTCGACGGCAAGGGGCTGTGGCCGCAGTTCGATGAACTGGTCATTGGCGCCACACCGGGCGAACTCATGGCCGCCGGGTTCCTCGCCGGCTACGAATATCTGGCACCACCATCACGGGTGAATCTCGCCGGGATCAGGACGATTGCCGGCGACTTCGATCAGGCGGCCCTGGCCGAAGCAGTCGACCGGGTGATCATCACGGGCGATGCGGTGGAGCACTACCGCCGCCACCTCCACCCGCGCACCGCGCTCGTGTTCGCGATTCGCGTCGACCATGCCGAGCACATCGCCGCGCAGTTCCGCGAGGCCGGGTTCCGGGCCGCCTCGGTTGACGGCGGGATGGACAAGGCGGAGCGGAAGCGGCGGGTTCGTGGAATCGGGAACGGCGAGTTGGACGTGCTGGTGTCGTGCATGCTGCTGGGCGAGGGGCTCGACGTGCCCAGCGTCGGCGGGGTGATCCTGCTGCGGCCGACCCAGTCGCTGGCGATGCACTTGCAACAGATCGGTCGCGCACTGCGGCCGAAGGTGGATGGGGCGAAGGCGATCATTCTCGATCACGTCGGGAACGTGCGCCGGCACGGCTTGCCGGACGCCGCGCGCGACTGGTCGCTTGCGGACCGGAAACGGAACGGGCCGGCGGACGTGCTGGTGTGTAGCGAGTGTGACCGCGTGTTCTCGCGGGAGTCCTCGACGTGGCGGAAGGACGCGATCGAGGCAGGCGCCCAGGAAGCCTGCCAGGACCTCGCTGGTGGCGCTCTGCCGGAGCGGTGTGTCCTCGCCCAGCGGGTGCCCGAGCCGGCCGCCTGGGTGCCTCCGGAGGCCGCGCAGGGCCGGCTGATCCAGTACGTCACGAGCGATGGCAACGGCGCGATCGATATGCGGCCGGAGTGGGCCGGCGGCTTCCATTTGGTGGACAGCAAAGGCTGGGCGTACTTCCGGCTGCTGGAGCGTGCGGACACACGGGAGAAACTCGAAGCGATCAGCAACGCGCGCGGCTACAAGCGCGGCTGGGTGGGACACATCATCGCGGAACGGGAGGCGAAGCAGGCGAAGCTTGAAGTATAGCACGCGCGTGGCGTAAAGATGCGGCGGGCCAGTTCTCCAGTGATCACCATGCGAGGGTTGCCCATCGGCCGACAGGGGCCATTCCGCTGTTGAATACCACCGCGTCAACGCCCCTGTCGGCCACCTCTCTATCATTCCCGCTGAACTCATAGACGCCGTCGATATTGCGATTTTGCGTCTGGCAGCATCCGCTGTGTGCGGTTATGGTCCCAAGCTTGTGAACGACAAAGCCCGGTCCTGCGAAGACCGGGCTTTGTGGATAACTCTGTGGGTAGCTGCTTAGCCCACCGTGACCGAAAAATTGTGACCCGTCAAGCACGGAGGCCCAAGCTTTGCCCTTTTACCAACCGCCGCCCCTTCCGGAGGCGGCAATGCCGAACTTCTCGGCGCATTTCGGCGAACACGTCATGCCCGCGCTGGCGGCCCTGGCAGCGTCGCTGGGGCCGTTGGTCGCCCTGGGGGTATGTGAGTGGGGCCAAGCCTTCGCACGCCTCACACGCTTAGCCTGGGACCGGGGCGCGGCCTGTCTGCCGGACGGGACGTGGTTCGACTTGCTGGACTGGCTGGCGACCCGGCTGGCGAAGGCGGTCGAGGCGGCCGACCTCGTGGTCGAGCAGCAGACCGCACGGCTGGTCGCGATCGAGGCATCCGATCCGGTTCGGTATTACGATCGCCTCGCGGCCGACGATCCCCGGCTGGCCTGGGCTTTCGCGTCCATTTCGCCGCCCTACCGGGAAGCGCTGAACCAGCGCGCCCGGGAGGGCCAACGCCATGGCGGTTGACCCCCAACCCGATCCCTCACCAGACGCTGAACCAGCATCCGGTATTCCGGACGACGCGCCGGCCAGTCTCGGCGGCAAGCCCAACGGCGTGGACCACGACCCGCCGGCCGGGCCGGAAGAAGGCGTTACGCCACTGGGCCATAATAACGGGTTGTTCTTCTATCTGAGCCGAAAAGGCGGCCAAATCGTCGAATTAAGCGCCGAAGGGCACACCAAGCGGGCGTTGCTCGGCTTGGCGTCGCTTCCCCACCACTGGCAGCGCACCCGGTTCCACGGCCCGCGCGGCGTGAACTGGGACGACGCGGCGGACGATCTCATGACCACCTGCCGGCGGATCGGCATCTTCAATCCATCCGGCGTACGCGGGCGCGGTGCATGGTACGACCAAAAACGCGCCGTGCTGCACCTCGGGGACCGTCTGATCGTCGACGGCACCCCCGCCGCCCTGGCACTGCCCAAGAGCGTCTCGATCTACCCCAAAGCCTACCGGCTGCGGATCGACACTGAGGTGGCGCCGCTCACGATCCCCGAAGCCTCCAAGCTGCTCCAGATCAGCAGCGCCTTGCAGTGGGAAAAACACATCCATGGCCGACTGTTCGCCGGCTGGTGCGTGTGCGCGCTGGTGTGCGGCGCACTGCCGTGGCGGCCGGCGATCTGGCTGACCGGAGGGTCCGGGTCCGGGAAGAGTTGGGTGATGGAAAACATCCTGGTCCGCATCGTCGGCCCGATCGCACTGCGGGTGCAGTCCAAGACCACCGAAGCCGGCATCCGCCAGACGCTGCGGACCGATGCCCTGCCGGTGCTGTTTGAAGAGTTCGAGCGTGAGGACCGCGAGGCCGGCACCAGGGTGCAGGGCGTGCTGGATCTGGTGCGCCAGTCCAGCAGCGAGGGCGTCGGTTTCATCGTGAAGGGCTCGGCCAACCAGCGCGCCGCGCTGATCTACCGGATCAGGTCGTGCTTCGCGTTCGCCAGCATCAACGTCGCCCTGGCCCACGGCGCCGACGAATCCCGCGTGACCATCCTGGGCCTGACCATGAGGGAGGCCGACGAGGCCACCAGGAAGGCGTTCCAGGCGCTCCAGGCCCGCGCCACGACCACCTTCACCCGCGAATACGCCAGCGCCCTGCTGATGCGCTGCATGGCGATGCTGGGCACGATTATCGCCAATGCGCACACGTTTTCCGACGCGGTCGCGCTCGAGCTTGGGACGAAGCGCCAGGGCGACCAATTAGGCGCGCTCCTCGCCGGCGCCTTCGCGCTCGAGGACGACCGGACGATCGACCTCGACTTTGCCCGCGCCTACGTCGTCGGCCAGGATTGGGGCGAAGCATCGAGCGAAACGGTGCCCAGCCACCAGAAGTTGCTGAACCGGCTGATGACCCACCCGATCCGCACTAACCTGGGGCACGGACCACTCAAGGACGTGCCGGTTGGGCGGATGCTCAACCACTCCGTCGCTGATCGCCACCGCGTCCCGGACGAACACGGCGAATACCCAACGCCAACCAACGCCGAAAACGACCTGCTCGATATCGGGCTTAAGCCCGACTTCAACGGTCCCGACCTGATCGGGCTCTACGTCTCCACCAACCACCCAGCGCTCGCCAAGGCCCTGGATGGCACCGAGTGGGCTGCTAAGTGGGCGCTGAGCCTCGCACGCCTCCCAGACGCCCTGGGAGGCCGGGAACAGGGCATGATCCGCTTCGGCCCAGGTCACCGGGCACGCGCGGTCTGGCTGCCCGCCGCAATCCTCGACCTGACCGTCCCGAGCGAATCGGCCGGTGCGCCGGAGCCAGTGGACGGACCGGCATGGGAGTGCTAAGTCGTTGAAACCAGACGGCAAATCCACAGGGCCAGAGTCTCACATCCGTCGCACCGAAAAATGTGCGACTCCCGGTGAGACGTTTGTGCGACTCCCTTTTCTCCCACAATCTCAGTCGGCTATTGGTGTGCTCCTGAGAGGGTGTCGCACAAAAACGGCGTTTTGGGAAAACCATATATCTACGAGCGCGCGCGAAGAGGCTTATATATATCGGAAAAATGTGAGACTCGTGCGACTCTCTCTCTATATATATATCTAAGTAACTGAATATATTATATAGAGAGAGCGAAAACCACGTCGCACAAACGTCTCACCGGCCGGATCACCACCAAAACAGAATGAAAATGTGCGACTCCTAGCTCACAGGTTCGTGACAATCGCTGGGAGTTTCCTGTAAAGATCACCGATGGCCGAGCTACTGATCCCCTGGGCGAGACACTCTTCCGGCCGCATGGTCGAGCCGCTCGATGTGCCGAATGGCGCCGACTGTGACTGCACCTGCGACAAATGCCATCGCCGCGTCATCGCGAGGCACGGCCAACGCATCGAGGACTACTCACCGCAACCGCATTTCGCGCACGAAGCAGATGCCGACTGCCAAGGCGGTGGTGAGACGGCTGCACACTCGATGGCCAAGCAGATCGTCGCCGAAGCAGGGTATATACACCTACCACCATTGATAGGCGTTGCACATCATCTGCACCCGATGGCGAAGGATATTGTCGCAGAGGCGGCTACTCGTGCGACCATCACCAACATAAGGATCGAGCCGTGGATCGACGGTATACGTCCGGATGTTATTGCTGAGCACGACGGCAAAGATGTAGCGATCGAGTTCGCTGTCGCTCATAGGTGCGGACCAGAAAAGATCGCGGTATTTAATCAACGCCGGTATAGGGCGATCGAGATCAGTCTGTCTCAATGGCGCAAGCAGCCGCCAACGCTCGATCAATTTAAACACGTGGTACTGCATCAGGCGCCGCGCGTTTGGCTCTTTCATCCTAGGAAGATCGACGCTGACGCGCTCGCCGTTCGTCGCTGGAAAGAACTAGAAGCTAGGCGTCTCGCCTTATACCACCGTCGTCAACTCCTGATGCAACGCGCAAGGAAGGTGGGTGGGGATGTAATATACCGGGTCGTTGTGATGAGCGACGACACCTCGCACGAACTTGACCTCATAGAAGCCATTATAGCGAAGGCAGAAAAGGATCTAGCAGATCGTATGACTGCCAACCAACGACAAGCGGAGGCGACGGCACAACGACACGCCGCCGAAGTCGCAGCGTTCGCAGCAGCAGCGCCGGAGCGCGCGCGACGAGCAGAGGAAGAGCGACTGGCGAAACTGGAAGCTGATCGAGTCCAGCGAGAAGCCGAAATAGTCCGACGCGAGGCCGAGATCGCGACAACCCGAGCGGTCCGTGCCAAGACGCCGCAAGGTGCACTGATAGCTGAAGTCGAGGCTCGCCGCTGCGAGATCTGTGGCGGGCATAACGCATGGTTCGGCTTCGGCCCACCGCTGACCCGCAAGACCGTGTGGGCGTGTGGCGCGCACCGGAAGGAACTGGACCAGCGACTGATCAGCGGTAAGGAACGTCGATAAATCCATGCTTGCGAAAGGCGTCGCGGAACTTCGCGACCCGACGGCCAAAATAGAAGAAAGCCTGCCCTTGTGTCGGCCGCGCCGGGTCGCCGTCGGCATCAGTGAACTTGATACGGCTGAGCGTGAAACAGATAGCGCTCGCGCTTGCATGCGCGGCATGGAACCACGCGGTGTCGGTATAGCTGTGCGTGAGCATGATCGCTTGCGTGGTGCGACCTGCGGCCACCTCGGTCACAAGTTTCTCGACGAACCGATCGACCAGCCCGCGAGCATAAGGTGGATTGAGCCAAACCCGGCCGTGCCAGTCGTGCGCCAGTCCATCATCTTCTGCTGTATAGAATGTGTCGGCGATCTCTGGCGCCTCGGGATGAGTAGCCGGGTCTAGGTCGATGCCGCCCATCACATTGCGCGCAGCCTCTATGTAGACCGGCGGCGTGAACCAATCGTTGAGGCCGGTGCCCTGGGCACGGTGGTTGTCGCGAGCAGCAAGATAGGCTGCCAACTTGGCGGCTGACACGATCCGCTCGTGATAGGCATCCTGATCTTGTAGACTGATACGCCAGCGTGACACTTGTACCTTGGTCATACCGGTGCGCTGTTTGGCAATTGTGACGGTCAGCGATGTTTCAGAGCCAGCAACATCGGTATATCCGCCATCGCCGCCCTTACGCCGCACCGTCCGGTCCCACCAGCCGACGAACAGTCGTTGTTCCTCGATCTTGGCGTCCACCGCCCGATCCAGATCGTCCCACCGCTCCATCTGGGCGCAGGCGGCAATCAGGCTGTCCACGGCCGCCTGATGGGTCCGCGTCTTCTGTGGATCGAAGACGACAATTTCTCCCGGACCGGAGACGATCGACACATCGAACGAGAGATTGTTCATCGGGAACCAAGCTTTCCTGAACTTATGACCTTGACTCGCCGACTTATCTCATGATTGGTCGCGGTCCGGCAAGGATTGTCCTCGCTGGAGTGCGAAAAAAGGAGGTCGCACGATGGTTATTCACGACTACACGGTCCACCACATCCCGTTGGACCGGATCGACAAGAATCCGCTCAACCCGCAAAGCCGGGGCGAAGCGGGTGACGTGAAGGGCCTGCTTGAGTCGATTACCGAGAACGGCCTCTACTACCCCATCCTGCTGAACAAGAAGCCGGATGGCCGCTACATGATCATCGA